ATAATCACCAACACTAAATACAGTTGATGAGGGTGCTGCTGTAAAGTTTCCATTATCCCCCGACTCTTTTGCGGCGTTTGAGTTAAGTTGCAAATAATTAGGATAAGAACCATTTAATCCTAAATCCTTATGATAAACCCTCCACGCATCTGAAGAATTTCGTCTTTTAACAATAATCAAATGCGGAACAGCACCTAGTCCATGTTGTACAGTGCCTGCACCTGAAGTTCCTGAATAATCTATAATAGAAAATCCTGCGGTTGTATTTGCTTGATACCCACCACCAGGATTAGTACCACTTTCACTAAAAGTTGTTCTACTTCCACCATTAGCTTTCCATTGCCATGCTACATTGGTTTGTCCGCTTTGATTAAATCCATTTGTGCTCGCTAAAGTAAAACCATCAGTATTTACTGAAGTAAGAGCTGCATCATTTCCCTCTGCATCATTAGTATCTGAATATAAAGCTTTACCACTTCCTCCTACTCCTCTTGAAGTATCAAAAATATGGTGACTACTTGTAGAACTTCTTTCTTTAAACCAAAGCCAATCAGCCTGTAAATTTGAATTGCCAGTATTTGTAATTGTGTTTGTGCTATTATTACCATTGTAAAGTGCTATTTGAAAATATGCAGAAGGATCGTTTATCGTTGTATATACACCCATGTTAACCTCCGTATTGTGCCAAGTTCTTTGTACATAAAGCATAGTACCCTGACGGCACTGCATACTCAAAATTACCATAACCATTTGCATCAGCGTTTCCAGAACTAATTGTAAAAGTAGGATTACCAAAGTTTGCTTGAAAAGTAGATGAAGCTACAGTGCTTTGATCAGCAAATTGAAAAAAGTAAGTAAATCCATCAGTCACAGTAAAAGCAGCTCCCGTTCCTGTAGAACCAGAAGCAGGATTACCTGAATCTTGAAAAGTTCCGTTTTTAGAAAAATATAATTTTCTATTATCCATATCCAAAGCAACTCCAATAATATCTCCTGTTGTAAAAGATGCTCCATATGAAGCATTAACACCTGTCGTTCTTTTATTTCCGTCGTTCTGATAAGCATAAGCATTACTGTTGTTCCACCAATCTAGATTTTCATCAAAATCATAAAAGGATACACCAGCATCATTTTCAAGACCAATTGCAGCGCTACCAGTTGCATCTACAATTTTGTATTCTGCATACCATTTACCTGAAGATACTCCAATACTGCTCATAGATCCTACTCTTTTTCCTGATGATGTTACCGCCTTCAATCCACCTTCAGTTATTGTATTATTTGATGCAAGCAAATTTAATGTTGCAAAATTATTTGCAGGAGAATCTTTTGATGAAGGATTTGTTCCTATGTTTGTTGTTGCAAAATGATTATTATTACCACTACTGTCAGCCCCAAAACCACTAGCATCAGCACTTGCGCCAGTGCCTTTAAAATCTATTTTAAAACCATTTGAACCATAAGTAATTGACGGAGAAGCATTAGGTATCCAAACACCATTTGAATCTGTAGAACCAAAAGATGAAGGAGCATAAGATTGACCATCGCAAAATATAAATTGTGCCATGTTTCCGTCCCAATGTCCTCCAGAATCACTTCCTCTATAAAGTGTGCCAATCGCATGGCCTATATTATTATTAAAATTTAGATCTGTATTTTGACTTGGCTGAGAACCACTGCCTAAAGTTAATTGTGTTCCATTTTTATACATTCTGATTCTATCTGCTGCACTACCTTGTGTCGTGTCTACTCTTACAACAAGATGATACCAAGCATTGGAATCTCTAAAAAAAGCATCCGTATAAGGTGTTGCTGTTACAGAACCTCCTTGTTCATCTTCTAATTGTATATATCCACTTTTAAGTCTTATATGCCCGTAAGTATTACTTGCAGAACCAGCACTTAAAATCACTTTATCATTACTTGATGATGCTCCTAATGCTTGTTTTAACCATACGGAAATCGTAAAAGTTTTTCTATTTCCTGCACTGCTAAATGTTTTTAATAAATATGTATCAGCCATCAAACCTTCCTGAATCTTCTAGTGCAAAACTAGATGTTAGTGAAAACGCACGATCTGCTGTTTGCCCTTCTGCATCAGTGACACGAAGCGTAAAGTTATACGTCGTAGCAGATGTTGACGATCCACCAAAATCAGTAGTAGTTATAACACCTGTTGCTGAGTTTAGCGAGCAATTTGCTTGTGATGCGTTTGTCAATACGTTTGTTGTTTCAGAAAAAGCTAAAGTGCTATCTCCAGTAGCTGCTACTGTTGCAACTGTTCCTGAAAAATTACCTGCTATAGTGCCAAGAGAACCAGCTCCTGTAGTCCATGACGGAGCATCAGATACTGTTAATATCGCACCAGATCTTACTGCATTACCATCATTATTTTCTACACGAATAAAATAAACACCGTCTGTTGCTAATGTGAAATTAGCTGTAATAGATGTAGCGCTTGTAAACGTAATAGTATTTGCTGCTGTTACTACACCTGTAGAAGAAATTGCCTCTACTTGAGGAACCGATACAAAATTTGTACCAGCTATAACAACGTTAGTAGCTGTGTTAGGTATTGTGCTTGGTGTAACACCAGTAACTGTTGGTTTTGTTTCTCCAATAGTAACAGAACCTCCAAGAGCCACAGCTGATCCGTTTATTGTTATTGAACCACTACCTGTCAGACGAGCGTTGGCTACAGTTCCTGATGCAACGTTACTACCGTTTAAGGCTGTAAGAGATGCACCAGAACCAGATAAAGTCGCTCCTGCTGTTACCGTTACGGTGTCGCCGTTTTCACCAATAGTGATCGAACTACCGTTACGTTTTTTAATAGCATTGACTTTGATTTCTGACATCTATCCTCCTGTAGCCACTGCGCCACCAGCAACCAATGGATTTTTAGCAAAAGCCATATACGTAAACATACCGTTATCAGCATTTACTTGATTATAATTACTTCTAAGACAAAAGCCATTTGAATTTATATCTATTTGAGGATCGCCACCACCAGCTGCATAAACAGCTTCAGTACCATTACTACTAGCAAATAGAGCTCTATTTGCAACATTGGTTTCGTTTCTCGATTTATCAAAAATATGCCAGTGTCCTGTGCTATCTGTTCTTTTAAGCATAACTATTGCTGGTTTAAAACCAGTGTAGACATAAGGACCTGTATTACTACCATTACCTTGGTAATCACCAATTTTACTGTATCCTTTTACTTCTGAAAAACAATAAGCTACCATACCAGCATTATCATTAGCACCATCATCAGAACCAAGTGTTATTACAGTAGAAGTAGGTGAAGTATCATTCCATGCACCACTTCTTGTATCTTCTCCATTAGTGGTGTTAAATTCTAAATATTTACCATTGCCTATGTCTTTATGATATACATACCAATCAAAAGAAATAGATCTTGTCTTTACAAAAACCACGGCAGGTGTCGCACCTAAACCATGTCCAATAGTTGCACCTGCACTAGCATTTCCAGTGTATGTAACTATACTAAATCCCGCAGTTGTATTTGCTGATACTTTAGTTAATAATGATCCATCAAAATTAGTTGAACCAAAAGTTGCATTTTGATCTGCTTGTCCACCCATACCTGAATGATAGTGACAATAATAGTAAAGTGTTGTCGTATTTTGAGGGTTTAAAATAATTTGTCTAGTTGTTGCAGAAGCAAAACCAGATACGTATGCTGATTCTGTAACAGTTGAACCATCAAGTTTGTAAGTTACGCCTGTGTTATAAGAACTGCCGCCTCCATGTGTTCCATCAGAAGTTGTACTAAATTTCATAGGATGTGATGCTACGCTGCTATCCGATTGATCAAACGTGTAGGTGCCACCTTGTTGTAATGATAAACTTACTGCACTTGCAGCATATGTTGCATTATCTGCAGAATTTCTAAATCTATATTTATTACCACTATCGGATACAACTACAACTTTATATGTTTGACTAGGTGTTGCTCCTCCAGCGGCCCACTGCCAAGCTACATAAGTAACCGAATTTCCATTTAAATTTGCACTTGATCCCAAAGTAAAACCATCAGCCCCTTGAGCAGTTATTGTGGTAGAGTCTGTGTTTTCTGCGTCACTTCCGTCTACAGTTAATCTTTTTGTAAAACCTCTATTTGAATCAAATGAATTATGATTATAGGTTTGGTTTCTTGCTTTACCCCAAACCCAATCTGGTCTTAAATTAGAATTACCGTCATTAGTTATGGCATTTGATGAACCTGTGCCTGTATAAGTTTTAGTTTGAAAATATGCTGAGGGGTCAGTGATTGTTGTATATGCCATAATCTATCCGTATGTTTCTATATTTTTTGTACAAAGTGCAAAGTACCCTGATGGTACTGAATAAGCAAATTTTCCTTGACCTGCAGCATCTGCATTTGTAAAATCATCATTTGTACTAGAATTTCCAGTATTCAAATGTAATTGAACATCCGTTCCATTATCTGCTTCACCAATTGATGCCATAGGAGTAAAGAAAATATTATCACCTGTTGTGATGCCTGTATAGGCATTTCCTAAATCAGATCCTTGTAAAAATCCTATAGTACCATTATCTAAATCTAGTTTGCATCCTACAACAGAATGACTACTAAAACTAGAGCCGTAAGAAGCACTAGAATTGTTGTGAATTTTAGTTCCATTGTTTTGCATACCCCAACCAGTAGTTGATCTCCAAGGACCTTGGTTTTGTGTAGCTATATATGAGTTAAATAAAGTATCTGTTCTTGCTGCTCCAAGTATTATGTAAGGACTATCACCAGTAGCACCGTTTTTAAATTCCCAATACCATTTTCCTTTAGATACTGCTAATGTTCCTAAAGCAGTTCTCCAAGCGGAATTGTTACTGTTTTCTATTGATTGAGCTCCATTGTAAACTACTAAACTAGTGTGCGCTGCATTTTTATTCCAAGTGCAAAAATTATTACTTGGAGTATCTGTCATTTTTGGATTTGTAGGAACTGAACTATTAGAAAAGTTATGTCCTTCACCACTGCTATCCAAACCCATATTAGAAGCATCTTCAAATTTTAATCTAAAACCATTATTACCATAAGAAACTCCAGACCATGTTGTTTTTGGTGTCCACACTCCGTTTGAATTAGTTTGTCCAAAAATAGTTGGAGCATATGTTTGAGTATCAAAAAAGCCAAGGTCTGCTACATAACCAGAATATACTCCATTGCTTTTTCCGACTGTCATTACTGTATTGTTATCACACCAATAAGTATAATAATTTTGAGTTGGATATGAACTTGATTCTAAGTCTGTTTGTAGTTCTCCATTTATATATATCTTAACTCTATTTGAAGCTGTGCCTTGAGTCGTATCTGTTTGTATAACAAGATGATACCAACCTGAAGTATCTCTAAAAACTCTATTTGTTCTTACATTGCCTGTAGTTGAACCACTATTAACAGTGAGCCATTGTAATCTATCATTGTGAAATCTTACTGTAGTGTAATTATTACCATCAACTCTAGCTTCAAACATATGTTGTTCCCCTGAAGCTTTAAAACTTTGTCGTTTAAACCACATACTTAATGTGTTGGTTCTACCACCTGCTGTTGAACTTACTTGTGTCCTAGATAAATAACTCATTAACTACCATCCATTCTGAATGAGTTCTGTATACCAGAAGATATTGTAATTGAAAATGCTCTATCAGCAGTTTGTGCCTGTGCGTCAGTTGCACGAACTGTAAAATTGTATGTTGTACTTTGAGTAGCTCCAGATTCTGTACCTGTAATAGTTGCTGACCCTGATCCTGTATTTAAAGATAGTCCTCCAGGTAATGAACCTGATGTTATAGAAAATGACGTGGCGTCCGTTGCAGTAATTGTAATAGTTCCAACATTTGCACCAGCATTAAAAGTTCCAAGAGAACCTGCAGATGTTTGCCAAGCTGGAACATCAGACACTGTAAGTAAAGCAGATCCACTACGAACAGCGTTACCATCATTATTTTCTATCCTTATAAAATAAGCACCATCAGTTGCTAATGTAAAATTTGCTACTAATTGAGATGCACTGTTAAATGTAATTGAGTTGGCTGCAGTTATTGTACCAGTAGAACTTATTGCTTCTACTATTGGCACCGATACATAATTTGATCCATTAATAGTTACATTAGTTGCATCGTTTGTAATGACTGTTGGGCTAATAGAAGAGATTGTTGGTTTTGTTTCACCAACAGTAACCGATCCACCAAGTGCAACAGCTGAACCATTTATTGTGATTGAATTATTATCTAGCTTTGCATTTGTAATACTATCATCTGCTAGACGTGCAACGTTTAAAGTTCCTGATGCTAAATTTGAAGCATTTAATGCTGTAAGTCCAGAGCCAGATCCTGCTAAACTTGCACCAGCTGTCAATGTTATAGTATCGCCATTTTCACCAATTGTAATGGAAGATCCTGAATTTTTTTTGATCGTGTTTACTTTGATCTCTGAGGTCATTGTTTATCTCGCTTGTACTGGTACGCCGTCAGTAAAAACTTGAGGTAACTCTGCCCATGCAGCATACAATACATTTTCGGCATTGTAGTTAATATCACCTTCTGCATTTGTTAATTTAAATCCGTTAGAGTGTATTTCTAATTCTGAATTTGCAGCAGTGTTTTCACCATTTAAAACATTCGCTCTTAAATAATTATTTTCAGGATTAAAACCATCTCTTTTGTGATCGTAATATCTCCAAGCGCCTCCTGTTGTCTTTTTACATATAATAAATGCTGGTCTAAATCCTGTAAAAATTTTTGGTCCATCAGAGCTGTTGTTTGATTTGTAAGTTCCAAATGCACTATATCCTCTTATAGGTTTCCAAGCATAGCACATGTAATCATTACTATCTGATTGCCCTTCTGTAAAAAGAGTGCTAGTAAAATTACTAAAACCAGACACAGTTCCAAAAGCATTTGTTGTGTTTACTCCAGCAGATTGATTACCTCCCCAAATTTTAGGAAACATGCCGTACCAACCTCCAGTTGCGTTCATATTTTTTGCCATAAAAAAAGAAGGTATTTCTCCTAGTCCGTGTCCTACGGTTCCACCAGTTGAGCTACCTGCGTTAAATTGAATAATACTAAATCCTGCTGTGCTATTGTTTTGAACTAAAGCAGTTCTAGTTCCATCAGTATTACTAGGGCTTGAGCCAGCGTTGCCTTTCCAACACATAGCTACATAGTTATTACCATTATTATTAACATCAGATGCAGTGCCTAGAGTAAAACCATCTGTATTTGCTGCAGTAACTCTGTTACTATTAGTTTGTTCTGCTTGAGTAGAGTCTGTGTAAATATACTTAGTTAAACCTCTAGTAGTGTTTGTTAAAATATTACTATAACTATTTGAGTCCCTTTCCTTAATCCATAAAAAATCAGGTTGTAAATTAGCTGGACCATCATTTGTAGGGCTATGACCACTACCTGTGCCTGCGTATGTATCGATTTGAAAGTGTGCTGAAGGTTGATTGATTGAATAATTTGCCATGTTAATATTGTCCTAAATTTTTTGAGCATATAGCATAATATCCTGAAGGTACAGCGTATTCAAAACTACCATATCCATTAGCATCAGAATTGCTAGATGCAATTGTGAAAGTAGGTTGACCAAAGTTTATTTGCATAACTCCACTTTGACCACCATCAAAATAACATAAACCTGGAACCCAAAAGTTATATCCCGAAGCACGGACTTCTGGCGTTGTTAATGCTTGAGCTCCTGTTTTAGATGCTCCAGAAGTTGGCACTCCTGAATTTTGCCATACTCCATTTTTAGCAAAGTATATTGCTGCGTTATCACAGTCCATTGCAACGGAAACTATATCACCAGCAGTATAAGCAGCATACGTTCCTGGTGTTGTACCATTTGTTCTTATCTGACCATAGCCATAATAATAACATCCACTAAGATTAGAGTTACCACCGTCACCACCTCCATAATCATTTTCTTGTGGTGTTGAAACCATTACTCCTGTTCCATACCAATCACTGCCACCACTCTTACTAACAGCTTTCATTTCCCAATACCATTTACCTGTTCTAATACCCATGGTTGCATTTGCAAATTCATACCTTGAACTATCTGAAGTCATTTTTAAATTACCTTCAGAAAAAGTATTTGAAGCTGTATACACACCTTGATCAGCATCCATAGTACAAAAATTATTTTGTGGAGTGTCTGATACACTTGGATTAGTTCCTAAATTAGCAGACGCAAAATGATTACCATTGCCTGAAGTGTCCGCACCAAAACCATTGGCATCAGCAGAAGCACCAGTGCCACCAAAAGATAATCTATATCCATTATTTCCATATGTTACACTAGGGGCAGTATTAGGTATCCATGCCCCATTTGTATTAGAGGATCCAAATACAGTTGGCGCATACGATTGACCATCTGCAAAAATCATTTCTGAAAAATAAACTCCTCCATTAGTTGCACCACCAACGGTAGTTGTTTGTCCACTTGCATAACCTGGTATATCATAGTTTTGTGCAGGTTGGTTACCTTCGTCTGATAAACCTCCTAAAGTTTGTTGCTCACCATTTACATAAACTCTTATTCTATCACCAGCAGATCCTTGAGTTGTATCTATTCTTACTACACAATGATACCATCCTGCTTGGTCTTTAAATCTCATTTTTGTACCTACAACATATTGAGGATTTTGGTTATCAGCTAAATGTATTCTTAATCTAGACCAGTTAGCTTGTGCACTTCTATCATCTAAGTAAATAGAATAATAAGTAGGAGAAGATTGATATTGAACTATTTTTGTGGATCCACTACCCAAACCCGTTTTAACTGATCGTTTCATCCACCAAGAAAGTGTAGATATTCTTTGTGATGTTGGAGTTCCAATTGTTCTTGTTAATGTAGTTGCCATATTACGGATCAAACCTTCCTGCTGTAGTTATACTAAAACTTGATGTTAACGTAAAGTTTCTATTAGCTGTTTGACCTTGAGCATCTGTTACTCGCAATGTGAAACTGTATGTTGTTGCACTCGTACTAGAACCTCCAAAGTCAGAAGTTGTAATAACTCCTGTAGCAGAGTTTAATGTACAATTTGCTTGTCCAGCGTTTGTTAAAACATTTGTAGTTTCAGAGTAAGCTAGTGTGCTATCACCTGTAGCTGCAACGGTAGCGACCGTACCAGAAAAGTTTCCTGCAATAGTCCCTAACGATCCTGCGTTTGTAGTCCAAGTAGGGGCATCTGACACAGTAAGTAAAGCACTTGAACTTCTTCCTGCGTTACCATCATTGTTTTCTACTCTTAAAAAATATGTACCGTCTGTTGGTAAAGTAAAGTTTGCAGTGATTGATGTAGCACTTGTATACGTTACAGTATTTGCAGCAATAATTGCACCTGTAGAAGCAATAGCTTCAACTTGTGGTATTGATACAAAGTTTTGTCCTGTAATAACTACGTTTGTAGCTGTGTTGGGAATAGTAGATGGACTAATTGAAGATACAACGGGTTTTACTTCGGCAGCAGAAGATGCAAAAGTTATTGTTTCATTACCTCCAGCACCATTTAATGTAATTGTTATATTAGTTCCCGCTACTATTTTTGATTGAAGAAAATTTCTTGTAGTGTCTTGAGCAGAAATAAGGATTTTTCCATCACCTGTTATACCCGTAACCGTAGCGCCCGTAGCATCAAGCGTAGCTCCAGCAGGGACATCTACCGTATCACCATTTTCACCAAGTTGTAAATTTGTACCCGACTGTGGTATGACTTTATCTACTTCAATCTGACTCATAATGTAATTGTTAAAGATCCTGTCACTGTAACAGGACCAGCTAAAACACCAGAATCCATTGTCTGTGTATCACTAATAGTAGCATTATGTGTAGTTACATAAGATGTAGGATCCATGCTGGGAGATGGCGCCCTCTTTGCTGGATACGTACAAAATACATCTTTAGTTCCTGCAGAAAAATTTACTTTGTTATCACTATTAGAACTCTCTAAAACTGTGTCTCTTGATAATGTATCAGGAGAAGCATCAGTAACAGTGCCTATTCCTACTTCAAATTCCGTGCTACCTGACTGCATTGTAATACAGTAATACGTAGTATTAGTAGTTCCAACAGCACCAACAAAAGTTTGAAAACCAGTGCTTGCTCCTGCAAGATTTATAGTTCCTGTTCCTGTTGATGTCGTGGTTTCCTTAACACGATCATTGATAATCAATGCCATGTTAATTCCCTACGATAATCTTAGTATAGCTGTACTAGTTGTCGGATTCGGAAACTGAACAGTAAATGTACCATTGGTTGCTGTAAAATCAGAACCAAAATTTAAAATACAAATAGCATCAGTTGTTCCTGATCCACCAGCTGTAGTGGTATTATAAATCATAGCACCTCTAGCTGTAAAACTTGCAGATGTCCACTGAGGATCAGTTGAAAAATCTACAAAAGCTGTTGTAGCTGATGTACTACCTGTAACTGACTGACCTGTTAAGGCTAATCCGCCTGCTGAATAAGCTGAACCTGATGTATTTGTTGTTTCATTACTTGTTGAATAATTTTCTGTTTGATCATTTAAATTTGCACTTGATGTAAATAATGCAATTTTAAAAGTATGACCACCATTTGCAAAATTATGCTTACCTTCCAAAAGTTCTTTTTTGAAAGTGTTACATACTGCTTGTGCTATTGCCATCTTTAACTCCTTCTACGGTTGTTGCGATTTGAGAGGCGTCCTTAAAACACCACTCATATATTCATCTCTTCTTCCACGGCCTTGCTGTTCAATTGCTAAGTCTTGTATGGCTTTCATATAAGACTGCTCATAAAGAGCAAGTAAATCGTAGGGGCCCTTGAGATATTTAAAGGCCTCGCAGAGACTCGCATACAACAGCGTCCTTGGAGCATTTGTACTGACCCAGGTAGTCGCGTTGTTTGACGATAATCCTGTTGGTAACTTATTTAAAGCTACTTCTATATTATATGCAACATCGGGCGTTGGCGCAAGATATATGTTTCCTGCTTTCCAATTTGCATAATAAATAGGAGTACTTGTAGCCGTTCTATCTGGCCAATATTCTTGCATGAAAGTAATATCTTTTTGTTCTAAAGTTCTTCTTGAGTTAGCTAAACTTTGACCATAGATTTGAACGGATCGTATTAATGCAAAATCAGCTACGTTTAGACCAGGCAAAGATACAAATCCATTACCTGCTGTCAGTGCTGCTATTTGATAAGATCTAAATGCATCAAGATCAACTTCTCTAAATATTCTATTTTCTGCATGCTCTATAAAATCATTTATTATTGTTGTTGTAAGAACGTTACTATCTGTTTCTGTGTATGCTCTAATTTGATCTACTAGTTCTGTGTATGTTGTCATCTATCCCTCTATTGTTACTGGACCTGAAGTACAAACAGATCCTCCAAATCTTTCATTAGCTCCTACTGATGTTCCTGAAGAAGCTGTAAAATGATATTCATCAGGACTGTTGACAGGAACAGTTATTAAATATCCAAAAGCATTTTCTAAAACATTTTCTGTAAATCCATTACCTGCATTACAGTTTCTAAATCTTACTCTATCTCCTGTAGTTCTACCATGACTATTTTCAATTACATAAATTACATTTGTTGCAGCAGCTTTATTATAAAAAGGATTACTAACTAATAATCTAGCAGCAGCTGTTTCTACACGATCCGGTCTTGCATCTTGTAAAGCTTGAGGATCAGGAGCAACTCTTATAGGTTGTAGTTGTGGTTGTTTGGATTCAAACTCTGATCTATGAACCAAAGCTCCTGTCCATTCTCTTATCATTTCATTATATGGAAAAGCAAAACCTGATCTATCAGATATAGCTTGAGAATTTTTGCCAGAAGAAAATTTTCCCATCTTAACCTACTGACGGAAAATATGATTGAGGTGTTAAAAATAAACTTGTTCTTGCGCCATCTTGATCAGCTGCTCTTTTCCATTCATCTTCATATAATAATTTTAATGCTTGCATTCTTTCTGGTGCTTTTTTCTGTGAAAGATAAAATGCTAGTCCTGCAGTCATACAAGGTAAAAATCTAAAAGGTATTTCTGCATTATTTGTATATGCATCAGCATCTGATAATCTTATCATTGCATAATATTTTAAACTATAAGTTCCACTAGCTGGAACTGCTGGATATAAAAACATTGTAGGATTTATTTCTCTTTGAAAATAATATTGAGAGGGTCTGCCAGAGGTAGCTTTGTTTGGTAAATTAAAATAAGTAGCTCTACTTATAGATGTAGCTGCAAAATCATTTGTGCCATCATTAATTACTACATCTGTTACATCTATTATTTGTTGTGCTGCATCTGCTCCTGATCCAAAAAGACTTGTGCCAGTTACTGATTGAGCATTTGCAGTTAATGTTTTGGTGGTTTGTTGAATAGTCCATAAATTAAGACCTCTGTTTGCCCACTCTGCAAACATTAAATTTAAACTTCTTTTTGCCGTTTTAAGATCATATCCGTCACGAACCATCAACCCACATCTTTCGTAGGCTTCTTGAATTATATCATTTACGGCTAAATCAAAATTTTTACTATTAGAATAAGTCGGCATTTATCTTCCCTGTCTATTATATTTCTTCCAACACCGTCTTTTATGTTTATTTTTAGGACGAGACCTAGAAGAACAGCCTATACTAGTCCTTTTTTTGATAGGTGTAAAGTATTCGTTAGAAGGTGTTTTAGCCATTCTACATTTGTGATAAAGGGTTTTCCAATGCGAGTTTTATTCTTTTCTCCACCTTTTCTTCTAGCTCAGTCATGGCTGATTCCAACTTACCCGACAATAATTCCATGTCTTCCTTTATGTCCTTCGTGGTATCTTTTAACTCCGAGCTGGTTTCTCTCGAATCTTCTTTAACCATTTGTTCTACATCATTAACTATTTTTTCTACTCGTCTTACATCTTGACGTAAATCATTTTTAAGTTCATTGGCTACATCACTTACAAGGCGAATTTCTGACATCATCATTTCCATTTCACCCATAAGCATTTCTATTTCTGTTTGTAATAAATCTGTTTTGCCTTTCATTTCTTCTTTTGTAATAGCAATCTCTTTATCAAAACCAGATAAATCTGGTGCCACATATTCCTGTATCTGTTCTTTCATCGTTAGGTAGTCTTTGTAAAATTCAAAACCTCCCCATAAAGCACCACCTGCTGTGGTTAGTGCTGTAAGAATGACAAAGATTTTGCCACCTTTAAATTTTATACCACCTGGTAATTCTACTTCTGCCATTGCTATTCCGAATCCGTCTGCCATTGTTGCATTATCATTTCGTCCATCATAACATTACTTCCTCCAAATAGAAACCATTGAGCTGTATTATTATTTTCTAATTGAGTATCTGGTAACATATAATCTGTAAAAAAATCTAATCTATCTTCTAATTGTTTTTGTGAATCAAAAAAAGTTTTAGAATCACCTAAAACTTGCATTACAATTAATGTTTTTAATTGATTTGTAGAATCATATCTACCTTTATCCCCCATTTTTTCTACAATTTTTTTAGCTGCTTTTTCTTTTTTAGATTCGTTTTGTTTTTTTGGCTGCTCTTTAGGTTCTTCTTTTTTTTCTACTTTTGTAGGTTTCTCATCAGACTCTTCATCTTCTTCCGATTGTACTTCTTCTTGTTCAGAATCACTCTCATCTTCCACAGGGGATTCTTCAGCAGGTTTGCTATCGGATTCTGTTTCTTCTGTTGTTTCTGGCTCATTACTTGTTTCTTCTACCTCAGGTTGCATTTCAGGTTCTGCTTCTACCTCAGGTTCAGGCATACTTTCAACCTCTACTTCTGTTTCCATTTCAGGAGCACCTTCTGGCATATCCATTTCAGGCATATCCATTTCAGGATCTGGTAATTCTAAATCTGGCATTTCTAATTCCATTTCCATTTCAAACTCCATTTCCATTTCAATGTTTGCCATTTCTATTTCAGGCATATCTACTTCCATGACAGGCATTTCAAAATCCATCTCAAAATCCATTTCCATTTCCATCTCTACTGTTTCATATGAAACATTCATATCAGGCTCATCAAACTCTGGTTCAAAATACATATCATCACCAGGAGCATCTGGAACTATAATGTCATTGTGTTCAAAAATATTTTCTACAATATCTATAACTTCTGTTTCTGTGCTGCCTCCCATGGCCACCCACATTTCAACTGTTGTAATTTGTTCTGTAACTATTGTTGATACTACATTGTAAAGTACATTTATGCTAATATCATCAAAGAGTGGTCCGATTGCCATATTAATATCACGTCCACCAATTTCTATTATCAACGTTGTTATTGATCCTGCAAAATCAAAACCATTTTCATATTCTTGATAGCCACTGGCTACGCCAGATTCTGATAATATATCCGTACCACTAAATACGTTTGTCTTACCATTACGACCTGTAATATGCATATAGATACGATCTTGTGCATCTTGTTTATCAACTTTAATTGTGTAATTAGTTCTTCCTCCATTTTCTATATCAAGTGAAGATATATCAACTGTATTAATAAAGGTTGTACCCATACCATCAACACCCATGCTCGACGTACTATTACCACTCCCTGTTATTTGTGCACATTTATCGGTACCTAATCCATAACAATTATTACCTGAAGGCATGTTAGCAGGCCCTTGGCCTCCCCAGTCCGAATCCATATCACCTTCTTTTGTAGAACTAACATAGCCGTTATCACCATCAAGAATATCTCCTGAATCTTCATTTGTGATTGTTACTGTCGTTGTAGTAGTGGTAGTTTCTGTAGTTATTGTATAACCATCAGCACCATGTTCTGTAGTTTCAACTATATCTTCTACAATAGTTTCTTCTACTCCTGGTGTGCAAACACCTGAAGCAGTTACTGGGCATTGAGCTCTAAGGGAAGAAGGCCACGATGCCAGAATGCATAACCATAGCAGCAATAATAAATTTTGCCAGTTTAGATGCATCGCTATCTACTCCTTCTTTTACTTTTATTTGTTTTAACTCATCATTCCATTTTGCATAAACCACACTACCCTCTGGAATCATGTCCATATTTTCTTTCCATCCTGTTTCAGCATCAGCCCCAATGGAACCCATGTATGGGCAACTTGTGCCTGCCATAGCCATTGAATCCCAGACACGTGAGTCTTGACATAATAAACTTACAGCTGCAACTTTCATACCTGAAGCATACAATGATCTTGATAATTTAATTCTTTCGCAGTTTTCGTCTGTGACCGTAATCCCGCTACTAATTCCGAGGATCTGGGTTTGCACGGCACCTGCTACCGCCGTCTTACAAACATCAGAATTATTAACCACCACCGATGGCGAACTCGCTGTCGGTGGTGCTTTATCTGTTACTACCGTACTACTTACAGTTGTATTTGTATCAGCTGCAAATAAGGGGAAAGATAATAACAAAAATATTGTTACTATTAATCTCATTAGGTAGCTGTGTAATTTTTTAACAACTCTAAAACGATTGTAGCTGTGTCACCTGTTGTTACAGAAGTAAATTTAACTTCTACATTACCATTGTGTCCACCGCCTTTAGAATTTTTCAATCCACCAATTGAACTCCAATCTTGATCTTCCGCAAAATTACAAGCTAGAGCTAGATCGTTTGATCCTCCCCAAAGTAATTCTAAAGTTTTAGTTACTGCAGTGTTATTTACAGACCACCAAGCTTTATTAATGGCTAAACTAGTGCAAGCATCACCATTTTTATTTTTAACTAAATTTGCTACATTAATAACAAATGTTTCTGCTGTTGAAGATTCAATTCTAAAATTACAATAGATGATAGCTTTTCTATCTCCGTCGAATTGTGTTATGGTTACTTTACTCATATTGTCTCCTATTAAAGAGTGAGGACATTACTCCTCACTCAGAGTTTATTTATGCTAAGTTATTATTTTGCATGTACAGAATTGTTACTGTAGCAACACCTGTTGTGCCATTACCATTACCTGCCGTGTAAGTTGCAGTTAAGGTTACATCACTTGCGCCAATATCGTTAGCAGCAACAGTTGTTCCACCAGTGTGGGTTACACCTAGTGCTTTAACATTTGTGTCAGACATAAATGCATTTGGATCTGCTGCTGTGCCAATTTGCACTACGCCAGTACCACCATCATTAGATACAGTTGTTACGTTAAGTATAGCATCTACGATTTGTGAATTTGCTGGTACGATACCAATCGTTGTTGTGTTTGTAGCACCAATAATATCTATTACTGCTGATTGAGCCATTAATACAAACCCTGTATTTGTATTAGCTCCTTCTCTTACGGTACCGGCCTTTACCGGACCTGAAAATGTAGTTGTTCCCATGTCAACCTCCTTATAGTTGTCGTTTAAGTCTTGGGTATATTACTTTTAAAATAAAAAAGGCGCTCCTACAAGCGCCTTTTTTCCTAAGAAAGATTTAGTTTATTTTACGAACCTTGAGATGCGTAGACACATCTAGGATCAGAGAAACCAAAGCTATATCTTTCACGTGCTTTGTATCTCATGTTTCCAGTGTCAAAATCACCTTCCATAGCAGTTGTAATTGGTGTTCTTACAAAATGCTTGAAGCCGTTTGGAGCATCTGTTTTAATAAAGAATGCATCGGTATCATTTAGATAATGATTTACTACGTATCCCTGAGGAATATATCCTGAGTTATTGAATACGTTGATGTCATTATCCGCAGTACCCACTCTACCAGCAGAATTCATTAATCTGTCTGCAACGAATTGTAGAGCAGATGGAATGATCATCTTTGTTGGTTTTAATGCAATCTTCAGACCTCTTTCATCAATAAAAGCTGCAATATCAATTACTGCTTGCTCGAGAGAAGTCTCGTTCAAGTCAGCATCAGTTGCACTTCTATTTGAGAAGTTGCCGCCTGTCAAAGTTGGGTGAGCAGTGGATGCTAATGATACACCGTCTCCACCATGATCAGCAGCGTTTGCTGAAAATGCATTATTAAGAATGTTTGTACCCTTAATTTGTTTCGTATTTGCCATCGAACGAGCCAATGCTTTTGTATATCTAGCACTTACTCTGTCATAAAGGTTATCCTCTATGGCTTCTTCTGTGATAGCAAAAGCTAAAGCAATAGTTTCGTTGGTATATCTCGCAGTGAAAGATTCTTGCGCTGTATCATAACTGATAGCTGCACCTTCATTTTTCGTTGGAGCACCAGCGAAACCACCTAGCATAACTTCTTCTTCAAAAGCTCTATCAGAACTTTCTTGGTCAAAGATTTCTGCAGTTTCGTTTTCATAGCGGTTGTATTCTAAACCAAAGAGAGCGTTCAAACCCGGCTCTAATTCTTTGGCTAATTGTGATCTTGATATAGCCATAATTAAATCCCCGCTAAGTTAGTATAAGCGTGCATGTTAATTCTAACAACAAGCTTTACATGAATTGAACCAGCAGTATTACTAGGAGCATCGAAAATATCGATAACTCTTAATTGATCACTACCGTTTGTTAAACCGGTGTGATCTAGTTCCATAGAACTAATTCCGCTAGTTGTGCTTCCGTTCGCATTTCCCACCATGGGCGCGTTCGCTCCGACCGCAGTTTGGTCAGAGGCTCCGTCCGATTGGACGATGAATAGTTGATCGGGATCATCATAAACCTTCAACTCAGCAGCAACTGTACCTTGTGTTACAGTGTTTGCTGGCCAATAGTTACTCCATTTTGGTTTGCCTGTAGAATCAACATAGTGAACACCGCCAGCAACACCTACGATTTTCGCAGAGTTACCACCGCCATCAGTTGCTCGCTGAATTGTTCCATCAGCTTTTAGTTCAACAGCTTGACCATTAAATAGATTTTGGTTATGCCCCGAAGCAACTTTATAAGTAGTGAAGCCCGCTGTCTCATACCCGTCTCCGAGTTTTTTAACAGGAACTAAACCTCTTGCAGCATCTGTATTTGCCATAATTTACTCCTTATTTAAGAAGATCGTTGAATTCTAACCATTAGAATTATCCCGATCCTCCAAAAGTTACTTTTGAGCTCCTATTTTTAGTAATAGGCATGCTCGGGTGCTCGTCTTTTAAAACTTCATTATCAATTGCTTCCTGTTGTTCTTGAGACATCTTTTGGAAATGTGCATTTCTTTGTTCAACAATCTCAAGAGGAACTTTTGATAATAACAATCCTCCAACTGATATTACACCTTTGTACTTCCCTTCAGCCAACGAAGGATATTTTAATTTATCCTCTGCTGATAGTTCATCTTCTCTGACTAATTCGTAACCCTCTCTCAACCTAGATGTAATATTTTTATCATCTTGTTGACCTTGGATTTCGGCTCTTAGCCATCTGAATTTAAACCCTTCAGGGGGTACTGGAGTATCCAGTTGTCGCGGCGGGGACCATACCGTTTTACGAGCTTCAATGTCCCTAGTTTTTACAGCGCGCGGAGTTTTATCTAATTTTACGTCTGTTTTTTCCATGTTTTACTCCTTCACGAATTTTGCGTATTCACTTAATGGCACACCAAGCTTTTTAGCTATTGAAACTTGTGATGGTGTGAGCTTCACAGTTTTGCGTCCAGGCTTACCCCCAGCTCTTGCATTATTTGCACTAGCGACGGGCTGAACGACCCTGGTGCTAGTTGTTGTAGAGCTAGAATTTGTTTTACCCATCTTATCAGGAAAATATGTGCTTAGTCTATTATTAATTTCAGTATAATAGTCGTCTGACTCAGTATTGTAACCTTCATTTACAAGGTTGGTATGAATACCCCATGTTGCAAATGTCATTACTTCATCTTTGCCATCATCTTCGCTTTCTTTTTTTCCAAACCAAGGATTAGCTGCAGCCCAAGCTTGTGCTTTAGCACTAGGCGCTTTGGCTACAGGAGCTTGAGGTTGTTGCTGCTGTGTAAACTCTTGTGGAGTATCAGCAGGAGCCTCTGTTTCCTCTTTTGGTTTTTGTTTAAGTAAAGTAATTCTTTGTTTAGTAGCAGCGTTATCTGCTAAAGCAGATTGAACCTCCGCAACTTTATTAAAATCTTGATTTTGATGAGCAGCAGCTAATTCTCTTTTTAAATTAACTTCTTGAATATCTGCTTTTTGAGCAACTTCTTCAATATAGCTATCATCTAAAGAATTAACTTTTTTTTCTAATTCATCATTTTTCTTTTTAACATTTTCAGCAAAACTTATAGCAGCTTCTTTCTGCCTTTCTTCTTCTCGCCATTTTTTTGTTAAATCATTTATTCTTTTTTTAACACCAGCAGAATATTCATCATGTTCTTCTGATGCTTGTTCAGGTTGTGCTTCTTCAACAGGAGGTTGTTCCTCTTGTTGAGTTTCTAATTCAATATCAACAGATTCACCTGTATCATCTATTGGTATTGTTTTTTCTTCACTTAATGCAGGTTGTGCTTCTGGCATGATTATCTCCTCATGTTAGTTAGTAAGCGGCGATAATACATATTCAGGATCTTTAACAACTGCCATAACTTCATCGTCATTAAGTAATCTGAGTTCACCACCGTCAATTTTAATTCTGGCTCCGGCATATCTGCCAAACAAAATCCAGTCTTTCTCTTTACACCAAGGACCCGTAGGAAATTTTCCTTCGTCCTTAAAGCATAAATCTCCCATTTTCATTACTAGTCCTACGTTGGTAGACCATTGGCTCTCTTCAACAGTTTTTTCTGTCAAAATTACACCACCTTTACTTTTTTCTTTAAGTTTAAATGGCATTACCAATATTCTCCAACCACTAGGATTAGGTAATTTACTATGTTCGGGTTTTGATTTTTCTTCTTTGTTTTTCTTTTCTAAGGCAAAAACTTTAGTCGGTAGTACTTTAGACATCTTCATCTAGCTCCTGTTTTTTTAGCAGGTTCGTGAGTTCCTGGTCTGCTTTTTTCCAAGCGTGAAGTTGACCTAGCACATACTTATATGTAACTAAATCCTTCACGTCGGATAGTATAACTTGTTGTAACTGTTCTTGTCTAGCATTAAATTCTTTTCTTAGTCTTTCTACTAAGATTATTATTGGATCAGGCAATTTTATTACTCCTTATTTTTTTGGTTAATTTTGTGTAAGACAATCCACCATTTTTAAAACGAGGAAATGATTTAGATACTTTTATTTTCTCTTTCACTCTTGGAGGTTTGTACTTTATTAATTTTCCTATGTTGGCTCTTGATATGGTCATACAGTAACTGTAGCCATCAAATCACTTAAATGTTTGGCTCTGTTAGGTGTCTGTTTATACCACTTGGAGTCTAACATCTCAATACTCGCCTCTTTAAACTGTTTAAGTTTAACATAGTCAAAAGTCTTCTTAAATTTTGAAACACCTCCAGGGCCAAGCTGAAATATCATTTCTGTGTATATTTCTTTCAATAGCTCAGGAGCTTCATATTTTAAATCACACATAAACATATTATCACATAATGTTTGAGCATGTTCTAAATCAATTTTAAAAACTTCTTCTAGTTGTTCTTTTGAATACTCTACTCCTTCTTCAAAAGGATCTCCTTCTATTACTTTATGACCGTAACCTATGGTAGCGAATCCCAGAGTATCTTTATAAATTTTATTTCTGAAGCCTTCATTTTGCTTTACTCTTTCAGCAAGTGTACTCATTAGCACCTCCATCTCTTCCGTGCCTGCCTCAACCTCGAATTAGGATCTTTAGCAGCTTTTGGAAACTTTTTCATTTGTCCTGCACTTCTAGCACAAAACGATTTACGTCTTTTTGCATCTTTTGATCCAGGTTTAGCTTTACCTGTTACAGCTGTTTTTAATTTAGAACCAGGATTGTCTCTTCTATATTTAGAAACACCTGCTTTTGTCATACCTGCGCCTGATTTAGTAGATCTATAATATTTTTTACTTCTTGGTGGTTGTTTATCTTTTGCCATTTTTCTTCTTTGCGAAAGTTGCTGCCCTACTAGGTTTAGGTCCTGAATTAGACTTTTGTTGTTTTCTTTTTACGGCACCCGCACGTTGCCCTTTGCTCATCGCTCTTGCCTTTGCAATAGGCACGCATTTTGGATATTTTTTTCTTTTTTCTCCACCACTTCTTCCACATTTCGGGTAAGAGCCATCTGATCGTTTGTTTGCAATATCGACCCAATTTTCCTTGACCCATGATCTAAGACCTTTTTTGGCCATTATGTGTAAAGTTTCGTTTGCTTTCTTTTGTTTTCAGGAATCATACCACATCCTGCCGCTATGATAGTAGGAGTTTTGCCTTTACCATCTTTGTAAGATACAGTTCTTTTATTTGAAACCATTTTTCTTTCTTGAGAAACAGATGAAGGTCCACCATTTGCTTTTTTCTTTTTCTTCTTTCCGCCAGGAGTTACCTTTCCAGAACAAACTGCGCTAGCATACATATTTGCGTATGCACTAGGATAAACTTTAAATTTACGTTTTGCTGCAGCTTTACCTCTTGGACACAATTTAGCCATTAACGACCAACTTTCTTCATTGCTTTGTTATGAGCTTGTTTTAATGATTTTCCTTTTTTCATATCTTTTTTCATTTGAGACATATGTTTTTTACTATGTTGTTTTCCATGTTTTTTCAAATCTTCTTTTTGTTTTTTAGAAAGTTTCTTTTTTCCTTTACCACCATTTCTAAATTCATCAGCTAGTTTTTTATCTATCTTTTGCTGAACTGCTTCTGGTAATTTATTAAAACCTTTTTTATTTGATGGTATTTTTTTATTCATAGTTATTTTCCTTTTTTAAACATGTTTAATGCTGCAGGTCCCGCACGTACGCCCAGTGAAACTGAGCACGCCAAATACAAAAGGTGACGGTAATATTCCGGAAGCCCCGAAAGGATCTCAAAGCCACGTTCTATGTGTGGTTGCATAAAGGGCAGGAATGCACAAATTGCTGGAATCATTAGCGCAAGTAAAACGAATTCATCTTTCCACGAGCCTTTCATTTGATCTACAGCAGTTTGCTCCCATTTAACTTTACCAGCAATCTGGTCTTCTTTAAGTTTAGTAGCTGCCTTTACTTCTGTAAGTTTTAGTTCTGTTTTTGCTTTTTTGGTCTCGACGAAACCACGGACCGTATCCGCAGCAACGCCGAGTAAGGGTTTTGCTAAGAGTTGCCAGACCATAGTCTAGGCTCCTCCTCCAATAGAACTAATGATTAAAATAACAGCTATAGCTACTATACCTGCTTTAATCCAGTCCTTCATTTTCCAATCGGACCACTCTTTTAAGTGTTCCCATAAATCTTTTAGTAAATTCATATAACCTCCTAGTTAATGAACAGTTAAATCAAACTCAGGTTCGAATTCAACGCTTTTTTGTAGCTCATGTTCGCAATTTTTGCAATCACAACTCGTACAACTGCCGCCGTTCGAACAATGACACCCGTGTTCACAATGAATACAGGTGTTATCCGAAGAATTTGTTTCCTTGAGTAGCAGCACCAGCACCTTTTACCATCATGTTTGGTTTTTTGACTTTAGTATCAACATCCATGCCATCTACAGACTCACCTGGTTGCATTTTAAATTGACCACCATCTTCATAAGCCATAGGAGTCATACCTCCACCCATATAAGCCATTGGCATCATGCCTCCGCCCATATATTTTTTCTTTTTTTTATTTTTTTTGTCTTTTTTCATAATACCTCTCAATGAAAAGTTGGTTTAGTATATCTTACGAGTGTAACATCCGCAACTTGGTTTTCAAATGCTTTGTTTGCTACATTTTCTGATATAGAATTTTCTAAATACACTGCTTTTACAACTGTAAGCATAGCAGAAGCTATAATTAGCTTATCTTCGGGAGTTCTAGCATTATCTTCAACATAACTTGCAAACTCTTTTATGTGTGCGTGTAAAAATTCTTCTGTATTGGTCATTGTTTTTTAATATTTGCTAAATTTAATTGATTGTTCATCCTAGCTTGCGCTATTTTTGCGTTTTGTTCAAGCTTTGCTTGATCAATTTCTGTTTTTTGAGCTAATTTTGCTGCATCTAGCTGTGCATCTGTCTGATCTGCCGCTGCTTTTCTTGCATTATCTTGCTCTTTAATTAATAATTCTTGTTTTTTTAGCTCTACAAGTGGATCTTGACCCTGACCTTCAAGATATTCTTGCTCTTCTGCTACCATATTCTCAGTTAATTCAGCTTGCTTGTCTGCAATCTCTGCTTCCATCTTGTTTTGTAGCTGTTGCATTATTTCAGGAGGTATCTGTTGACCAAATTGTTGTGCTAATTCTTCTAATGTTTCTTTATTTTCTTCCATAACAAGTTGTCTAGCTAAAAAACTTATGTGTTGTGATATGTGAGCTTGCAAAGAAGCCATTGCCAAAACACTAGCTCTTACCAAAGTTGAAGACATAAATGCTCTATGAGTTCTTATGTGAGCTGCGTGATCTTGATCTGGAAATGCTTGTAATTCTTTTGCTTTCAAAGCATTTGAATTTTCCATTGAAGGATCCATCGGTGTTGGTTTTGGAGGTGGATTTAATATAGCTTGAATGTTTTGTACTCCAAGAGCTTGATACATTCTTCTATAAGCTTCATACACATTATGAATTTGAGGATTAGTTTGAGATAATTGTAATTGAGCTTGTGCCAATTGTATACGTTGAGACATAGAAAATATGTTTGGATCGGATACAGGTATAATATCTACTCTATCATCAAAGTCAGTTTGTTTAATCATTCTGTTACCACCGACAACATTATATGGATATTCAGGTGGTAAATAAGTTTGGAAAACTTTTGCTAATAATTTAAATTCTACTTTTTGTGCATAATGACATCTTTTGTGAATAGCACTCATTACTTTTGTGCCTTGTTCAATCATAGCCATAGTTGTACCTACAGGATTAGCTTGATTAGAATCAGCTATCTTTGCATCAGCAACTGCTGCAAATCTTTTACCTGCATCAACACAAAAACCTAAAAGTAAAAATAAAGTTTGACTTGGCTCTTTATAAGGTAATGGAAGTAATCCCTGTCGTAGATCACCAGATGGTGCATCTACATCCCTGAATTCTCCGGGTTGGATTGGGTTATCGTCGTCTGCAACTCGCAACCCTCTTGCCTTAAAACCGGCAGGGAGATTGGACAACGTACCTGCATCAATGAGTTGACGGAGTGCTGACGTAGCTGTCCTGGAGAGACCCCCGAGCATGTGTATAAGACCAAAGCCATAAAAGCCAAGGCCAGGAAGAAACTTATAGTGGACAAAATATTGTATCTTTTTTCTAAGTGGATCATTTTCTTTGTAGTTTCTGTAAATAGATAATACTTTTCCGGAACCTTCATCAATTGTAACAACGTATGGAAGTCTTATACCTGTGGGTTCACCAGATTGTAAGTCTGCATCTTCAAACCCTGGTATGTCTAAATCACAATGAACTTCAAATAAAGTATATTCATTATCATCTTCTTCACCATAACTTGATGCACTTATTCCTTCTGCATCTCTGTAAGCATCTTGAACATCATCACTATTCATTACTGATGGTCTAATCTCCACATCTCTGTAAAAACCACTTACTTGACTTTTTCTTATATCATTAAAATTTTGTTTTACTAAATGAGTAACTCTTGGACTAGAAGCTAAATCAGTTGCATAGAAAGGAACTATCAAATCTTCTACTGGAACAAAAGAAGCTCTAGCTCTTTGTTCCTGTCCATCATAATAAATTTTTTTAAAAGCTGATCCTGCCAAACCTAAATTAAATAAAAGCTGATCCATTTCGGGATCGTACTCTTCCATAACATTTGTTATTTGATAATTCATGAACTCACGAACTCTTTGAGCTTGATCTTCGGTGTTCATGTCAGTTACTCCTACAATGTTACATTTAACAGGACCTCCAGAAGGAAGTAATTCTTTGTATGCTTGTGCTTGAAACTGCGTAGCTGCCTCTGCTAATAAAGGATGTGTTACACCACTTGCTCCTTGAAAAGGTCTAGCTCTTTCTTCGTATTTAAATCCTAATAATTTTATTCCATCTACGTATGATTTTTCCCAATCAGATCTAGAAGACTTATCACCCTCATACTCCGCTCTTAAATTGTTTGATATTTTATTTAAATCATCTTCTTCTATAAACTCTGATAAGTTTGCTCCGTGAGGAATATTGACCGGTTCTGGCTCCTCAGGCATCATTTCATTTGTTTGTACTTCTATTTCTATCTCTGGTTGTGCATTTTCATCAACAGGAATAGTTCCTGCCATGCTATCTACCTGTATAGCTTCAGGTTCATTTGGTAATTGTTTCTCTATTGCCATTACACTGCTACTCCTAGATCAATACTCGCTAATGCTGAGTAAGGGTTTAATTTTGTTCTTCCACCTTCTTTATACTCTTGAAATCCGATTTTTGCTAGTTGATTTCTGTCAAAGTTATTTAAATTTCTTAAATCAATAAATACCTCTGGTTTGATAGCAACTTTATCTCCTGGAACAAGACCATAGCTTGTCATTGGTTGCATACCGTTTGTAGTTCCTTTAAAATCTCCTGAAGCTATTTCTTCCAGAATCTCAGGACGATTAAATCCATATCTTTCCATCAGATCCATATACCCTTGAGCAAATTTCTGTGCACCATCATCAGTTTTTTTCCAAGAAAAAAATTGTTGTACATCATCACCATTTGTAACTTTAAATGATTCTCCATCTAAACCTAAAGCTTTTATTCTTTGTGCATATTCTTCCATAAGTTCATTAGCAGCTTGTGTTGCTTGTTTTCTATATATGTTATTAAATGCTATTGATGTTCCTTGACTATGAACTTGCCCTTCATAAATAACAACAGATTCTGGACTTGGTATAGCTACAAAATCCATGTTGCCCTCTATGGCTCTTTGTATTTGAGCTTTTAATATTTCTTTCATTGCATCTACCCTATTGCTATGTGGTATATCAGGAAGATTAGCATTCTTTACATCACTATATTCAGAATCAATACGAGACATCTGTTGTGATATTTTATCGTAAGCTTTGTTTTTTATTGATTCTAAATAATTACCAGGCGTTCCATAATCACCAAGAATTCTTTGTCTTAATTCATTTAAATCTGTATTGTCATCAACGATAGCTCTAGCCTTTTCATTTAGTTGTCTTTGATTTTGAGGAAGATTGTAATCTGTTGTATCATCAACATCTAACTTAACTAAAAGTTTTTTTAATTCATTTCCAAAAATTCTAGACTCTTGTTGTTTTAAAGTAGCCATTTGATCATCTGCTGTGTTTTTAGAAAACAACATAGTGTCAGGTTTGAAAACTTTTTTATCAGATTTATCTATACCTTTTAAAACATCATACTGTATCTCATCTATAAATATTCCGTTAAGACCATCCATTGTACTTCTATTAGAAGATCTAGTATGACCCCATTGATGAGGAACATCAAAGTGTGAGCTTAATCCAACTTCTTTGTAATCTTTTTGATTTTTTAATGGATTGTATGTGTATACGTCTGTTGATTGTGTTGCCCTGCCTGCATTACCAGGAAGCATGATTTGTGCGTGCTCTGCAGTAGTTCCATAATCTCTTTTTAAATTTATCATTTTAAAAATATGATTTCTCATTTCAGAACCAAATTGAGTTTTGTTTAAGAATTGTGATGAAGTATAAACAGTAAGAGGATAGTTATCTTTTCCTTTTGCAAAATCTAAAGCTGCAGTCTCCCCTGTTCTTCCTTGAGCCTTTTCTACTTTTCTTATGAAGTTATCAATTATATTAAATCCTCTTGTTTCAATTGCTTTTTGTTTTGCATCCGTAAGAGTTCCATTTGCACTAAAAGACTTAGCAATAAAATTATTATAAGCATCAATTTCTTTTTTTGTACTCTTCATAAGATTGATAGGCAATCCACTAAACTTATCTACCACTGGAGTAAATCTTTGTCCTGCAGCAGGGTTAGGATTTAATGTAGTAAGACCATCTGTAAATCTAGAGTAAGCGCTCATCAAGTTACCAAACTCAGGTTCTAAATTTAAATTACCTTGAAATGCTAAGTTTGTTGGTTTGACATTTATCTGTGATCCTCTGTTTGAATTAGCTTTCCATAAATCAACAGCTGTTAATTTTTTATCAGAATTCTCTCGCAAATATAAACCGAAACCAGATCTATCTAGTTCTTTTGCAAATCCAGAATTTTGTAATTCCCCAAGCCACTGCGATCCAGTCTTTGTTGTATCAGGTCCATACTTAGCTGCAATGCCTTCCATAAGTTTCGAGTACCTTTGAAACTGTACACCAAATGCATCTAGGTTTTGATTTGGTTTATAGTTTTGTGTTGACCACTTACCCGCATTTAAGTTTTGTACTTCTGCTGCTAAAGCTTCTGCACTATCAAACGAACCAATCATATTGTTTCCATCATACAATTCTAATTGTTTTGTATTTGGATTGAATCTACTATTATATCCAAAGTCTACAGATTTTGCTTTTGGAAACTGAATAAGTTCTTTTGAAGAAGTTACATTTGGATTTGAGTTATCTTCTAACTTGGCAACTTTCTTTGCAGTGCTTGCCACTTTGTTTACTTGTCCAAAACTATTTCTAACTGCTAAAGGAGCACTCATGATATTAGCAACTGGTAATCCTACCATTGTATTTATTTCTGCTTGAAGTTTGTTTACCTGCTTATCATCATAGCCATAAGCTTTCATTGCATCAGACCATACTGCACCAGGAGTCCTGACTGCGAAGTCAAGAACATCAAATATTTTTTCTCCATAAGGAGCTACAGTATTCCATATACCTTGAGTTAAAGGATCCGCGTCTTTGAGAATAGGTAGATTTCTAGCATCATACTCTTTTCCAAAACCTGAGCTAGCAGGTTCTAATAATTTACCTTTAAATATTAATCCAAGAATCCTGGACCCGTAACTTTCATCCCCTACTCCTTCTTCAAAAAATTCTTGATTCATGGCTACTCTATCAATCTTCGTATCATCTCCATCTTTTTTACCTGGAGGCATAACGTTTCCACCTTTGAAAGGAACGCTGCTTGTTAGATTTACTCCTTTGTCTACACTTTTAATTAGTTGTGATAAGTTTGGCATGTACTCACCATAAACATTTAATCTTCCTGAACTAGGACTCATCATTTGTATTTCTAATCCTAAATTTTTTGCATCTGTTCTTATAAAATTTAATTGAGAGTCAATATCGTTTATTGATTGTTTCCATTTATCTAAATCTTTATTTTTTAAAGCATTGTTGTTTACAATGTTTGCTTTATCAGTTTCTAATTTTTTTATCTGTGTTTCTAATTTATTTTGATAAGAGTTTCTAACCTGTGTGTTCAATCCTTTTGGATTTGCTAAATACCCTTGTAGTTTTTGATTACCTTCTAAAGAATCTAAATTTCTATTTGGATTCATAGAAGCATGAGTTCTGTTTGGCACACTTCCTGTTTTATCTATAAAGGTAGATCTAACATTTGGATTGTAAAATAATCTTTCGTATAATGCAGGGCCTCCTTTATCAACAGGGTTTGTACTAAGTGTAACATTTGTATCTACAACTTTTTGTGTATTCTTTTTTACTTTGTCATCTTGAGTTTTTAAATTAAATTTTTTGTAAGGATTAACTTTTACGGGTTGATATAATTTAGTAGTATCAACTGTGTTAGCTACCTTTAGATAAGGTTTATATTCGAACTTGCCTGGTATAACTCCATCTGCTCTTAAATAATCATAGTAAAGTCTATTTGCTACTTTTTTATCAGCTTTATTTAAATTGTTTATAATACCTGGAATAGGATTATTTTTTGTATTATGCCAATAAGTAGGATTACCAACAAATTCTTTTTTGAATCCAATAGAGGTCATAAAAGATTTCCATGCAGCAAGCATATCTTTTTTTGTTTTTACAAGATTTTCTTTTACAATGTTTGCACTGCCTTTAGATCCAGAACCTCCAACATTAGGAGACAATCCACTTCCAAATCCAGGAGCACCTATACCTTCTGTAAAATATCCTTCTTGAAATATACCTGGTCTGTCTTTGGTAGCCATTAATAATATCTCTCCTCACCTGCGTAGTCTGGTACAGTTGGCTCTTCCCAATAATCATCAGGAAGCGTAACGAAGTTGCCTTGGCGAAAACGTAGCACGGCTTGTGTTGTTGAGTCAACATAATCGTCGTTGTCACCATAAGGAAAAGCAGCACATTCCTCTATGACTTCTTGCGCCCACCGCTCATCAGGAACCCATACCTGACCAGCTTCAAATACCGGTGCTACAGCGTTTACTCGTACATGCTTATCATTTCCTTTGCTTGGTGTAAAGTTCGTAACAGGTATACCTACTTGTCTTAGTTCATGGGTCAGGGGTAGTCCACTCGCTTTCGCTTCGATAATGATTGTCTCGGGCTCGTACTCTTTGTACTTACCAAGAGCTTTTCTTTTTAGTTCAGGAAAGTCCCACCTGCCTTTGATTGCATCTAATAATATTAAATATACTTTGCCATCAGCTTCTGATGTAAAGACTCCCCAAGTTGTAATCGCTGAATAGTCCGCTGTTTCTTTTTTGGAGTACGCTGTATCATAACTTTGTATGATGTGTTGTATGTTGTTAGGCGGGGTTTGTGATTCCCATTTCATCCACCATTCTCTTTTGATAATAGATCCTTCTTCTGAAGTAGGAGACTGTTGCCATTGTGCTTGCCACTTCTGTTCATTCAAAGAAGCTTTGACTGATAGCAGTTCATCCTTCTTCCAATACTCAGGCCATATAGGATTGCCTGTCTTTGGAAAGATAGCAGGGAACTCAATAATATCCCACTGGTCTGCTTTGATTTCAGTTTGTGCATTCATAAGTTTTCCTGTTAAATCTTTGGTAGACCACCTTGTCATAACAATTACAATGATACCTCCAGGTTGCAAACGTTGTCTTGGTCCTGAGGTATACCACTCGTAGGCATTATCAAATGCAGTTTCAGACAGAGCATCTTGCTCTGAGTGTGGATCATCAATGATCAGGAGATCTGCACCACGACCCGTGATTGCTCCGCCAACACCAGTTGCGAAGTACTCACCACCTTTGTTTGTTTCCCAACGACCTGCTGCTTGACTGTCCTGTGATAACTCGACGTCTGTAAAGACGCGTTTGTAGTCTTCATGGTTCATGAGGTTTCTTACCTTTCTTCCAAAGCGGAAGGCTAGTTCGCCGGTATGCGTAGCTTGTATGATCTTGGTTTTGGGAGCATGACCCATGATCCATGCTGGAAGTAGATAGGATGCAAACTCAGACTTCGTGTGCCTTGGTGGCATATTCACGATCAAACGTTTCAGTTTCTTATCTTTAATCAGTTCAAATTTTTCTGCAATTTTTTGATGATGGTATCCTGAAATAAACTCAGGCCATACGGCCCTAACAAAATCTAAAAAATTATCTTGTGCTCTACTAGCAGTTTCTAATTCTTTTTGTCGTAGCTCCAATTTTTTTATAAGAGCTTGAGCTTCTTCAGGATTTGAAGTTTCAAAATCCATTTGGTAGTTCTACAATTTTTTAAAAATTTTTTCAAGACTACATCTTTTTTTGGTAGTGGGGGGAGGCTGTCTGACTGTTCAAAACTTTGTTGTAAGGTCAAGTCTACACACAACAGGGGGAGAGGGGGGTTTGCCAAATTTTGCAGGTTTCAGGTAAAACCAAGATGACTAACTAACTTTAAAACGCAGAACACCCCACGACTAATGGGGTGTTAGGTATTTAATATTATGTATTAGATTGATTGGATTGGTGTTGTTGCAACAAACCAAAACCATAGGATAAATAAAAGTATCAAGGCAGTAGACACCACCTTGATAAGATATAAAATATACTTCATTGTTCTTTAGACAATCCGAAGTTAGTTGCTAACTTCGTTGCTAATTCAATTCCGAATTGTTTGATAACTTCGTTATCTTTATTCTTTAGTATGAATTGAAATATCTCTTGATCTAAAAACCCAGCCAATAATTGCCAATTGATTTCTTTACTCATGTTGTTGACGATTGGCATATCACTTCGTGAAGTGCTAACGGGGTTATCCCCGTTAGTAGTAATTAAGCTAGTTAATTGAGTTAAATCATAGTTAGGCATTATTACCTACTTTCAACATCTTGATAAGTTCATTATCAACATTAACACCAACCCCACTAATGTTTTTAATACTAACACTAGTTGAAGTCTTATAAGGTATTGCAATCTTTTTAGATGTTAATAACTTCTTAACTTCAGATTGGTTAAGTATATCTCTTTGAGTTTGAGATATAGCGTAAGTCTCGTTGCCATGTTCAAAAACAAAATTCTTTTTATCATTTACTAATTTATGATTAGTAACGATTTCAGTAAATTCGTTTTTTAATTGGTTAACTAACTTATCAATACTATTTTTAATATCTAAAGCAGTTCTATACTCAATAAGAGTTGATATTGCTTTTTGATTAAGTTTAGATTTTTTAGTCATTATAACCTCTTTCTAAATGGTTAAATCAATTAATTATTAATTGATTTAATAACACTAGCTATATTATAACTTATTACAACAATAAAATAAATTAATTGTTGATAACTTTCAAACCCAAGCGATCCAGACTTCTTGAAACTTTTAATACTTGACGGCAACTCGGTTCGGCCGGCCGAACTTTTCTACTAATAGTAAGGAAGGACTGGTGAGGCTGCCATCGCTGGTATTTTTTACAGTAGCAAAAACAGCAGAAATGCGCCAATCCATTCAAGCCAGGATCCTTGAGATGCTGCAGCAGCTCCCAGGGCTATCAACAGGGTCATAAAAATTGGCAGAATACTTGACATTTTAAATTACCCGAAGCTCAGTTTTACCACTCCGGCCGGCCGGAAACTTTCTACTATAAGTAAGCAACCTTACAGAGGCTGCCGTCGAAGGTATTTTCTTCATGTGGCCACAATCATCTCCTGCATCCTGGTCCATGCATCATAAGCTTTAATCTTTGAAAGATTAACATGTGCACCATCTCCCCAATCCAGGAACCAGTATTCCAGCCGATGGATCTCATAGTTTTCGTTAACGTATGCGCGGAGCTCATCCGATGGACCACCCCAGCTGAACTGCCAACGCCAGTACCCTTCTACTTGGTCATTGAATGTGTGTGGTTCTACATAGTCAAAGCCCAACCAATCATATTCAGGATCCTTCAGGTCTTTCTGTCTATCTTTCCACTGGTCTTCTACTAAATCTTTACATCTCTCAGTCATCGTTCTACCTTTCTAATGTTATATATAGTTATAACTTATTATAATGTCAACACCTGCTTCAAAGTTTTTCCTGGCAGCTGCTGCCTGGCTCGGGCTGCAAACCTTCCTCAAAACTCCAAGTAATCAGCCATTTTTTTTGAGGCAAAACAGACGAGCCGGCCGGTCCGCAGCTCTTTACTATTATAAGATCCATGAATATTGGCTGATTTACAAGGTATTTCCCGCAGCTCGTACGCTGCTTCCTGGATCGGAGCTGCTGGTCAGGATTAAGAATGGCTGTTTTCTGCCATTTATCACAGGTGATTCACGGCTCGGCCGGCCGGAAACTTATTACTATTACTTGGCTTTTGAAGAATGGCTGCCAATTAAGGTATTTTGCAGATCTTCTTCTGTCCATGGATGCGGAAGCAAGACTCCTGAACCCTGATCCAACAGCTTTAGACCCTGAACCGATAGTTCACGAACCAACTTTCCTGGGAATACAGCTATACGACCATCTCTCCCCCCTTCAGCGCTAATCTTTACCAAGACAAAACTAATACCACCATGCTTTGTATGAGCATAATGCCAGGCTATTTGTTTAGGCGAGATGATAACTTTTTGTAACTTGTTACACTTTAATTCTACCCAAAATTGAAATCCTGTTTTACTAGTTTTTTTCTTAAAAACTCCAAACAAATCAGGCACTCCAGGAGATGCCCAAGACTCAATTCTTGTCCAGTTAACATTCGACGTCTTACTTTTAATTTCTTTCCAAAATTTTTTCTCAGGACGCATTATTTATTAATTTTTGAGTTAAAATTTTATGGCAATTTGAACATAAAATATCACACTTTTTTGCCTCTTCTATAATCTTATCAAGCTGATTCCAACTATTTCTAAAGAACATTGACACATTATTCTTCTTTGATTTCTTCTCTCGATGATGAAATTCTAAAGCGTAAGGACTTTTATTATAGCCACATTGTTGACATCCTTTTTTCATTTTATACTCATTCATGTAGTTTGAAATCTTTCTGTATAATTGTTTCTTTCTCTCTTTTTTGTAATCTAAATTTTTTTGAAATCTATCTGGTCTACGCCAATTCTCTTTATAGTACCCATCTTTCTTTATTCTTGCAGTTATGTATCCATCAAATACGTAACCATCCTCTCTTATATCTCTTAATTTAAAAGGTTTATTCGTCTGGGGATTCAATCGTTTCATGAGCTACGTCAATAATGGTTTCTGGGAATCTATTTCTTAGATCCTTCAGTTTATCCTCCACTTCTACTTTACTCATCTTATCAATTGATCCAGTCAATATCTCTTTTCTATCAACATATAGACCGGCAGCCCTTCCACGTGAAATCTCTGCATTAACAGCTGCAGAATAATTTTTATCATCTTCTGCTCTTTTACTTAAACTATCCAATCTTTTCATATGTCTAGTAATGTTAGACATATACTTTTTATGAATTTCTTCACGTAATAACGAAATGTATTGAGCTACTTTTGGAAACTCTTTTGCTGATTGCAAACGACTAGCATAAATTCTTGCAGTTTTTTTAGGATAGCCTGCCTCGATTGCACATTCACTTGCAGTTCTCTCACCATCAAATCTTACAAGTAATTCAGCAAACTTTCTTTGCTTTGCAGTTATGTTTAATTCAGTTAATTGATTCATTTCTCAAAGTATAGAATGTTTTTAACAGAAAACTGACAAAAAATCAAAACACCTTACGCGCGCTGGCTTTAAGTTACACCTGGTTACACCTTGGTTACACCATAGTGTAACCTGTTTTTGAAGCTGGATAAGGGTTTGTAGACCGGTTACACCGGTTACACCTATTTTGAGATTATTTTGAAAATAATTTAAAAATATATTTCTATACATACTATACTTTGAAGAATTTAGGATCTTCAGCTAATAATTCTCTCGGAATATACATATGTCTTCTCATTGCGTTGAATCCTTTTCTTACAATTTCATCCCAAATTTCAGGTTTGACAATGACATCATTTTTTGGATTCAAGAAGTGTATAGTGACTCTGCCACATTCTTGACAATGTTTAATATCTCGTATTGGGCTATTTGGTAGTGAATAAGAGGACATTTTCCCCCTCCAGTTTTTTCATTTGATCTTGAAGTAATTTTTTATCAAATATTTTATGCTTCGCAAGTAATGACAAAGCCCTAGCTTTTGAGGCACCAGGGCTCATGCCATCAATCATGCGAATCAATATGTTTTTTTGGGTTTCGTTTGTGCTCACGGCACCTCCCTATAAACCCGTTCCTAATTGCTACTACATACCTCAAATATGTAGTCCGTTCGTACTAAAGCTTACGAATTTTATATAACATATTGTTTATTATCGCAAGAAATCTATGTAGTCTTCCTTTCTCCGGAGTAACTCGGTGTAAAGTCCATCTATCTATTGTTGGATCGTACACCATAGTTACTACTTTTCCTTTTACAATTTTGTTGTGATAAATCAAAACGGTGGTTCTCCTTTAAATTTTACAACTGGTTTACTTTGGATAAATTTTGTAGTTTTTAAATCCATCTCCTTCTTCAACCTCAAGAGGTGGGCCAAAGTACAAGCTAGCAGCTCCGTTTCCATCATCCCAAGTTTGTTTAAAGTGTTGATCATTCTTAATTTCGCCTTGCGAGTTACAAATTTTGCATTGCTCAATGCTTTTTTCTGCTTCCCACGATACTCTAAGGTAGCCATTACCTTTGCAATTTGGACAGATCATCACTTGCCTCCAGTTTTTTTATTTCTTTATCTACCAAAGATTCTATGTAACCACCAATTGTTTGATAATTATGTGTAGCCAAGATCTTTAGTTTTTTATGTAACTCTGGTTTTATAGCAACCGTAGAGTATCTTGCTAATTTTTTATTCATCTTCTCCATGCTCCTTTGTATTCAAAAGTATCTTCTCCTTTGACAAATGTTTTACGATCATTAGCAAGCCAACCAATTACTCCATAAAATTGTGAGTTATTTATATGTCTCCATATCAAGCTAGGCTCTTGTTTTTTAAAAATATTTAAAATCATTCTAATCCTCTTCATTTTTATCTCCCAATACTATTTGACCAGCAATTGCAGCATAACCAGCCATATCAACGTAATGATCTTTAACTGCTGTTCTTGATTTAGTTCTACCTACTTTTAACAATAACATCATTATTGCTACTTCATCTGCTGTGATAGGTACACTTAAATATGCAGACCATAACTCAGCTATGTTTTTGTTATTAGATACACACTCACCATGAGTAAACTCTCGTTCACCCACAGCAGCCATTGCAGTATCTAATATTTCTTCTTTCATTGAAGTCATCATAATTTCTCCTTTTCTAGTCCATGTAACCATAACGGTTCCACATAATTTTACGCAAACGTTCCCAGTAAACTCTGTCCTGGACTTCTTTCCAGTTTCTACAATCACGTTTTGCAATTTTGCTTACTTCAAAATAAGCTGCGTAAATTCTTTCTTTTAAAGTTTTCTTTACCCTACCCATGCTGTCATCATACCTCGTATGCCTCCATAATTTATTTCAATTATGTAAAGAACTGACAAAGCTATTAGGATTGTAATAAAAAGAAACCTATGAAATATTATTATTGTAACTAACAATGTTAAAACAATAACACCTAACTTTGTAATAAACATTCTTTCTCCTTTGTTTATAAATTAGGTTATATAATATATTATAACTTATTGCAACCACTCTTTTAATTTTTCTCCAAGAACTTTTGAAGCTAAATTTATCTTAGATTTCAGCGCTTTTATGATGTTTTCATCTATTGTGTTTTTGGCTACCAAGTCAATGTAGGTTGCTTTTGATGTCTGACCGATCCGGTGAATACGATCTTCTGATTGCATTCTAACTTCTAAATCATAGTTATTAGAATAATAAATAATAGTATGTGATACAGTTAAGTTCAAACCATACCCACCTGTTTTAGGATTAGCTACAAGGTAATTGAGTCGGGAGCCAGGGTCCTTGAAGCGAGATAAAATATCTTCTCTATCTTGCTGCTTTGTATCACCATAAAAACTTTCACAACTGTCAAAGCCATATTTTTTTCTAATGGTTTTTGTTAAGTGCTGAATGTTATGTCGGTAGTTAGCCCAGATAATAACTTTACCATCTATCTCATCAAGAAGATCAAGTAATGTTTCTAGTCTCGGGATCTTACCTTTCTTATCATGTAAATCGACGAGCCGACCGTCATCGGTCGTCATAAATCCACACGTAACCTGGTGCAATCGCATCAGTTGTGTAAGAGCAGAGAATGTTGTCATGGAGCCTTCTTTTAATTCAGCAACAGCAAACTCTTTTAATTGATAATATGCATCAAGTTGTTTGGGACTTAGTTCTACGTTTCTTGTCATGTAAACTTTTTCGGGTAGATCAAGACATTCATCTTTTAAAACACGAAAAGAAAATTTATCAATCAACTTACTAAGCTCATCTATGTTTTTATAATCAACAATCATATTAAATTGATGTGATCCACTGATACGTCTTTTTACCATTACGCAATACCTGGACTTGAAAGTCCAAAAGGAAGGTTGGTCCAGGAAGCCGGGGTCAAGAAACTCGGCCTGTGAATACAAATCGAGCGGACTCTTGGTTACGGGACTACCGGTAAGTATTCTTCTATACTTCGCAAGGTTACGAAGTTTAACAACAGCCTTAGTCCTTGCAGCTGTAGGTGTCTTGATAGTCGTAGACTCATCAATAGCAAACAAAGCATTGTAAGCCAGTAAAAATTTAGTAGCAATTTCTTTTCCTTTGGTTGTGCTGAAAGCTTCGATGTTCATCAAAAATATTGTCAAGCAATCTTTTTCTTTAAACAATGAATTTAATTCTTCCTTTTCTTTCTTTGTTGGACTAGGATTCCAGACCACAATTTTATAAAGAACATGATCCGGCATGTGTTGTTGAATTTGTTCACCCTTCCAGTTTGTATACACACCCTTCGGGGCTACTATCAACGCACCATTGATCTGGCCTTTGTCATAGAGCATCGCAATGTTATCAATCAAAACCTTAGACTTACCTGTGCCCATTTCCATAAAATAGGCAAAGCTTTCTTTGTTCCAAGAACATCCAAGTGCTTTTAACTGATGCTCAAAGGGCTCAGTTTTAAACTTATAGTTAAGTTTCATTATTTCTGTCTTTATATTTATTTGAGTTTTACATAAAAATCAACTATATGTTTATATGTAAAGGGTTTTCAGAGTTTTCTCCTTTGACCTTTACATCTTAGGCAAAAGAAACGGAGGGGAGGCATTTTAACCACGATTACTCTGTCTCCCTTTCCTCTCTAAAGGAGAAGAAAGAAATATGACTGTATACGTAGTACAAAGAGCACCGGGTAGAGATATAACATCTGCCAAAGAATACGGGGATCTAAAGAATGTTATACCATTCAAGGATCAGATAGCTTTATCCTCAATGCCAGTGGTTTTTCAGGCACAAAAAGCACTTAGAGATTTTTGTGATGATGATTACTTGCTTTTGATGGGCGACCCGAGTATAATAGGAGTGTGTTGTGCTATTGCCAGCAAACACAATAACGGAAAGTTTAAGGTCTTGAAGTGGGATCGTGAAAGTAAACACTACCTGCCGATAGAGTTTAAAGTTTAAAGGAGATGTATGAAAGAAATAGAAAAATTAATTTTAGACTCATCTAATCAAATAGATAGAGTTAGTAGTGATGATTTATCGGAGATGGGCAAACTATGTCAGGACCTGGTAACATTAAAACATGATGTCAAACAAGCTGACTTACAATTAAAAGCAAAAAAAGAAGCACTACAAGAATTACAAAATAGAATAGCAAACTTACTTAAAGATAAAAATTTATATTCATTCAAACTTATGGATGGATCGACAGTAACCTGGAAAGAAAAACTTAGAGCTAATATCAAAGCAGAGAATATTGAAAAAGCTTATGAGTTTATCAGGGGCCAGGGAGCAGGGGACTTGATTAAAAATGAAGTCTCATTAAGTTTCGGTAGAGGACAAGACGATGAAGCAAATCAATTAAAAGGTATGCTTCGTGAGAATGGTTATGTTCCTACAGAAAAAGAGGGTATTCCGTGGAATACATTAGATGCCTGGGTAAGAGAAACCATCAGCACATCTATGGAAAAGGGTGAAACTTTTCCAGAAGAACTGTTTGGTGTTTATCGTACCAATGACGTAACAATTAAAACATAAAGGAGTAAAAATGAATAAATCGTCAACAGCTACAAAATCAAATGCTCTTGCTGAAGTGTTTACTTTAGCAGAAGCAAAACAAGGAGACGGGTTATCAAACGTCAGTACAAAAGACGTAATGATACCTCGTATCAAACTACTACAAAAAATGAGTCCAGAAGTGGACGACGCAAGTCTACCAGAAGCAAAAGCTGGTATGATTTTTAATACAGCATCGAGAGAACTTGTTGCTGGAGATAAAGGTATACGTGTTGTACCTTGTGAATTTGTAAGAACTTTTGTTGAATGGGCACCAGAGGGAACAGGTAACAAAGCACCTGTAAATGTACACCCTGCTAGCTCAAACATTATGGGTCAAACAAAAAAATCTCCAACAGATAATAAGTATTATTTAGACAATGGTAATTATGTTGAAGAAACGGCAAACCATATCGTTTTATTATTGAATGATAATAATCACGTAGAGTCTAGAGGTATTCTCACAATGAAATCATCACAGCTTAAAAAGTCTCGTCAATGGAATTACATGATGATGACAGCTACGATGGAGAATGCTGGTAAAAGAATTAATCCACCCTCGTATGCGTATGTCTATACATTAGGCTCGCAGACAGAAACATCAAATCAAAATAAATATTTTGGTTGGACTGTTACTAAAGAGGGGGTCGTGCCATCTACTGACGTTTTCCAAACAGGTGAAAGCTTTGCCTTAGCTTTCCGTGATGGTGATGTCATAGCCGCTCCAGAAGGAGACGAACCGGCTAAGTTGGCTGCCCCGGAGGGCAAAGAGCACTTTTAGTCACCCGCCAGGAGATTAATACGGGAACACATTTGATCTCGTAAGGTAGTTTGGATCTGGCGGGGAAGTCCTCCTTTCGACGCCAACCTATCAAACAAATGCGGGGGGTAGACTTATTCTGCCCTCCATTATACTAAAGGAGAAAAATGGAGAAGTTTAAATTAATATTTGAAGGACTACATAGAGCTTATGGAACCTTCAAAGAAGAAGATGAAGATGAGAAAGGTAAGAAAAAGGGTAAAGCTTACATTATTAAAGCCCCCGTTACAGACGACCTTTGGCAAAATCATCTTTCTGGTAAAGCAAATTTGGGAATTATTCCTATCCGCGATGATTCTAAGTGTCGTTGGGGTTGCATTGATGTTGATTCGTATACCCTTGATCATAAAGCAATTGTACAAAAATTAAATGATTACAAGATACCACTTGTATGCTGCAGATCTAAAAGTGGTGGAGCTCATTTGTTTTTGTTTCTTAAAGATTTTGTTGAAGCAAAAAAGTTACGTAATAAATTGGTGGAGTTAGCAGGTGAACTTGGATATGCAGACTGTGAAGTCTTTCCTAAACAAATTGAAATTCGTGCTGATAGAGGTGATACCGGGAATTTTCTTAATCTACCTTACTTTAATGGTAGCGATTCTTTTCGTTATGCTTTGGATGATAATGGCAACAGCTGCACTTTGGATGAGTTCTATACTCTCGTGGAACAGAAAGCGGTTGATCCGAAAAACATTGGAAAAATTAAAGTCATTAGAAACAATGAAAAAAAATTAGAAGAAGGACCACCTTGTTTAGAAACATTAATGAACATGGGTATACCAGAAGGAGGCAGAGATAACGCCTTGTATCAATTTGCTGTTTATTCAAAGAAAGCTTATCCGGATAGTTGGAAAGATAAAGTAAATGAATTTAATTCAAAACATATGGACAGACCTCTTGGCTTTGCACAAGTTGAGAAGACTATTAAACAACATGAAAAAACAGATTACAAATATAAATGTAAAGATCAACCAATGTGTGCAGTATGTAATGCACCACTTTGTAAAGCTAGAAAATTTGGTATTGGTGATGATTATGACATACTTATTTCTGATCTTACTAAATTAGAATCTGATGAATCAATGTGGTTTTTAAATGTAGATGGTAAGAGAATGTCCTTATCAACAGAACAATTATTTGATCAACAAAAATTTAGAAGAGCCTGTATGGATTATCTAACTATACTTCCAATGGCAATGAAAGCTAATGATTGGACCATAAAAGTTAGAACTTTATTAGAAAATGCAGAGATAATACCTGCTAAAGATCACTTCGATACTACAACTTTTGGTAAGTTTGATGAACACTTTAATACATTCTTGTTTGAGCAGGGAGCAGGATTAGAGATGGAAGAAATAATAACAGGGAAATGTTACACCAAGGATAATAAAACATTTTTTAAGATGGTACATTTAGAAGATTATTTAAAAAAGAAAAGATTTACAGAAATGAAAACCATGCAAATAGTACAAAGAATTAGAGACATGGGAGGAGGATCAGACTCCGTAAAAATATTAGGCAAAACTGAAAGACTTTGGTTTGTTCCAGAAATAATAAGAGATGTAAGACCTTTAAGAACACCTAACGTATCAAATGCAGAGCCTTTTTAAAAATTTTCCGTTAGATATACAAAAGACTTCTAAAGAAGAAGTTAAAAGTTATTTTGAAAATAAAACTACAACTATTTTCGGACCACCAGGCACAGGTAAGACACACACTTTACTTGGCATAGTAGAAAAACATTTAGAACAAGGTTATAGTCCAAGTGAAATTGGTTACTTTGCTTACACAAAGAAAGCAGCACTTGAGTCAATTGATAGAGCTACTTCTAAGTTTGAATATGAAGAAAAAGATTTTGAATGGTTTAGAACATTACACAGTATGGCTTTCAAACAATTAAATTTAAGCACACAAAGTGTAATGAAAGATCGACATTACAAACAATTAGGACAACTTTTACAAATAAAAGAATTTTTAAATTCTAATTCACAGATAGAAGAAAGTGGACAGAGTATGCAAAAAAATCCTTTCATGCGTATCATTGAGCTTGCACGTAACAATATGATAAATATTAATGTGCAATGGCAACGATCCTCTGAACATGTGCAAGGGGGACTCTTAGAGTTAGAAAGAATTTATGATACATATTTATCTTACAAAGAAGAGAATGACTTATATGATTTTAATGACATGTTATTGTATTTAGTCAATGAGGGATCTGTTCCCTCATTGCCAGTCATCATTATAGATGAGGCTCAAGATTTAAGTATGCTCCAATGGTGGGCTGTAATCCTTCTAGCTAAGAAGGCAAAACATATTTACATAGCTGGCGACGATGATCAAGCAATATTTAAATGGGCAGGAGCTAGACCCGATTTATTAATAAGAACACCTGGAGAGAAAAAAGTTTTAAATCAATCATTTAGAGTTCCCCAAAGAGTGTTTGAAGTTGCTGATTATGTTTCAAATAAAATAAAAGATAGAGTATCAAAAGATTGGAAACCATCTAATTCCGAGGGAGACGTAGTGCATTATCCATCAATTGAATATGTTCCTTTTGATAAAGATGGTGAGTATTATGTTTTAGCAAGAACAAAACATGTTTTAAAAAAGTGTGAAGATTATTTTAAGAGAGAAGGAATTATATATAGTAGGTATGGCAGACACAAATCTATTTCAGAAAAAGTTTTATATGCAATAAACTCATGGCATAAATTACAATCGGGTGAAACAATATCTTTAGGAGGTGCAAAGAACTTATATAATTATATTTCTTCTGGACCAGAGTATATTCAAAAAGGATATAAGACTTGGGACAAAGCATTAGAAGATGATATTATGGTTAATTATCAAAACTTATATGAAAATCACGGACTTCGTGTGCCTTTAAATTTATTGTGGCATGAAGCCTTAAACAAGATAAATGAAGATGTTGCGCTCTATGTTAGAAAGGTTGAGAGAAGAAATCAAGATATAAATGCAATGCCTAAGATAAAAATACTTACAATTCATGGATCGAAAGGTGGCGAAGCAGACAATGTTGTGCTATTATCTGAGCTATCACCAAAATCATATAGTAGTTTACTAAAAAATGGAGATGATGAGAGAAGAGTTTTTTATACAGGGATTACAAGAACAAAGAAAAATTTATTTTTGGTTAGATCCTCAAGTGATTATGAGTATTCAGAAATGTTTTTAAGACAAAATTATAGACAAAATAGGTTATGGAATGCCAACTGAAAGAAGTAAAAAATACCCTGGTGATTTAAATATCATAAGTTTAGGAGCAGGTGTACAGTCGTCAATGATGGCTCTTGCTTTTAGTAGAGGTGAATTTAAAGTTAAACCAGGAGGATCGGGTAAAATAGATTTTGCTATCTTTGCAGATACACAAAACGAAGGTGATGGTACGTATGCATGGTTAGATTATTTAGAAAAACAATTAAGTTTTCCAGTGATTCGGGTGACATGGGGCAATCTTCAAGAAGATGTAGAAAATTATATAGACAACGGTGTCTACAAAAGAGGAGCATCAATACCTTTTTTCTTGGTAGGTATGGATGGTAAGAAGGGTATAGCGAACCGAAGATGTACTTCTACATATAAAATAGAACAGATAGAACAAGGAATAAGGCGTGAATATGGCTTAAAAAAGGGACAAAGATGGCCAAAAGGTATGGTTGTAAATCAATATTTAGGAATATCTTACGATGAAATATTTAGAATGAAAACGTTTGAGAAAGCATCTTATAGATTTCATTATCCATTAGTAGAACAAAAGATAACTAGAATGGATTGTTTTAAATGGATGCAGGAAAGACAATATCCTAAACCATCAAAGAGTGCTTGTGTGTATTGTCCTTATCATGACAACAAGTTTTGGAAAGAAATGAGAGATGAAAGACCTAAAGAATGGAAACAGTGTGTAGACTTTGACAAAAAAGTTAGAACAGCTGGTCCTGCCTTAGGTTTATCAAGAGCAAAAGAACTTTACATACATTCGTCTAGAGTTCCTTTGGATAAAGTAGACTTAGACAAAGGGTCTGATCAACCAAGTTTGTTTGGTGATATGGCTGACGAGTGCGAAGGGATGTGTGGAGTTTGACAGATATAGAATGGGTACCTCCTAGTGAGATACCAGAACTTGTTTACGAAGCGGACGTAGTTGCAATAGATTTAGAAACTTACGACCCAGAAATAAAAACAAAAGGCCCTGGTTGGGCTACAAATAATGGAAAGGTAATAGGAGTAGCAATAGCTGCTAATGGATGGAAAGGTTATTTTCCTGTAGGACATGAAGTCGGTCCGAATATAGATGAAAAAATATTTAAAAGAAATTTTAAAAAGATTTTAGATAAAGATAATATAAAAGTTTTTCATAATGCTATGTATGATGTTGGTTGGTTAAGACAATGGGGTATGGAAGTTAAAGGAGGTATTGTTGATACAATGATAGCTTCACCTTTGATAGATGAAAATAGACTTCGTTATTCTTTAAATGAATTAGCCAAAGATTATTTAAAAGAAAAAAAATATGAGTCAGGTTTATATGAAGCCGCAGCTCAGTGGGGAACAGATGCAAAAGGTGAGATGCATAAATTACCCGCTATGGTTGTTGGACCTTACGCAGAGAAAGATGCGGACTTAACTTTAAAACTTTGGGACATATTTAAAAGACAACTTGTTGAAGATGAGCTTCAACAGGTTTTTGAATTAGAATCAAAACTGTTTCCAGTTTTATTTGAGATGAAATCAAAAGGAGTTAGAGTTGACCTCGATAGAGCAGAAAGTATTAAAAAAGATTTTAAGAATACAGAAAAGAAGATTTTGGATAGAATATTACAAGACACAGGCGTTGCAGTTGACATTTGGGCTGCAGCAAGTGTTGCCAAAGCCTTTGACTCTCTTAAAATACCTTACGAAAGAACGGCAAAAAGCAAACAACCAAAGTTTGACAAAGGGTTTTTATCTAGTCATGATTCGGAATTGGCCAAGATGGTCGTCGAAGCAAGAGAAATCAACAAAGCAAGAACCACATTTATAGATACAATATTAAAACATTCTCATAATGGTAGAATACACGCAGAGATACACCAGTTAAGAGGGGACAAAGGAGGAACTGTATCGGGTAGATTAAGTATGTCTAACCCTAATTTACAACAGATACCTGCTAGACATCCTACAATTGGTCCTGCAATAAGAAGTTTGTTTATACCTGAGCAAGGAGATAAGTGGGGATCGTTTGATTACAGTCAACAGGAGCCAAGATTAATGGCACATTTTGCTGTAAAACACGGTTTACCAGGCGCTAAAGAGGTAGCAGATGCCTATATTGAGGATCCTACGACTGATTTTCATCAAAAAATTGCTGATATGGCAGGTGTAGAGCGTAAAAAAGCTAAGACAATTAATCTAGGACTAGCTTATGGCATGGGTCAGGGGAAGTTAGCTAGAGAGCTAGGTATACCCGAGCATAAAGCTATGCATTTTTTTAAAGAATATCACGCTAGTGTTCCTTTTATAAAACAATTAAAAGATATGGCCACACAACAGGCTAGTAGAAGAGGAGATAGCAAAGGTTTTGTTAGAACACTCATGCATAGAAAATGTCGTTTTAATTTATGGGAGCCGGATACTCCTTTTAAAAAAAGAGTACCAGGAGAAGTTATTCCTTTTGTTCAACCCTTACCAAAACAAAGAGCAGAAGAAGAATATGGACCTGCTATAAGAAGATCATTTACATATACAGCTTTTAATAAATTGATTCAGGGATCAGCGGCAGATCAAACTAAACAAGCTATGGTGGATCTGTATGAAGAAGGTATATTACCATTAATACAAATACATGATGAGATAGCAGTATCTGTTTCTGATGATAAAACAAAAAAGAAAGTGGTAGAGATTATGGAGAACTGTTGCAAATTATATGTTCCTAGTAAAGTTGATGCAGAATTAGGTAATAGTTGGGGAGATTCCATGTGAGTGTTTCTATATCTAAAATATTACAAGTATTAGATAATCCAGAATCATTACAAAAATGGCGAGATAGAGTAGGTCATGAAGAGGCAGAAAGAATAAGTAAAAGATCTGCTAGCATTGGAACTGCTATGCACAAGTTTTTAGAACATTGGATCGGTGATGATAAAGATTGTGTGGATCTTACTGAAGAAGGCGTTCTTGGTAGAAAGATGGCACAAAAAATTTATGATGAATATATAAATCATAAACTAGAAGATTGTTGGCACATGGAATCTAAACTAAAGTTTGGAGATCATTATCATGGTAGATTAGATTTAGCAGGCATCTACTATCATCAACCTGTTGTGATAGATTTTAAACAAGCAAACAAACCAAAAAGAAAAGAATGGTGTTGGAAGTATATGTGTCAGTTAGCTGCTTATGTGTTAGCACATAATATGACCTTTCCTAATAAACCAAAAATAAAAAAAGGAATTGTATTAATGTGTGCACAAAATTTACAAGTACAAAAGTTTGAATTAGAAGGGAAAGAATTAATTAAAGCTTGGAATCATTTTAAAAGTGCGATACGATTCTGTAAAGATAATGACATCTATGAAGTAAAACCAGAACATTTTGATAAGATAAATATATTTAGGAGTAAATTAGGATTGAGATGATTAAAGTTTGGCTGTTAGTAATACTTTTTACTTCACCAGATTTGCCAAGTATTAGACATATGGCTGAATTAACATTTGGTGAACAAGATTGTTTGGCTAAAAAAGAATTAAGAGGATTTTTTGTAGAAGATTTTGCCATGAGACAGGGACACACAATATTTAGTTATGATATGCATTGCATAGAAACAGATATGTTTAAACAAGTACCTAAAGAAAATACTTAAAAATTACCAATACTATAAATACAGAGAAGTCCAAGGGCTATTGAGACCCATATAGCGTAGTATAGAGGTCTCATAGGATTATTTTTTCTTCATTTTTTTGCCACCATAACCGTCTTTAGCGGCCATAGTCATCATTTTTTTGCCATTTTTCTTGGCCATCATGGTGTTTCCACCACCCATTCTTTTTTTCATAGTTTTTTTAGAACCATTCTTATTATGATGTCTCATCTTGCTATCCTCTCTAATTGTTGGTTAATGTTCTTAACCTCAGTTTCGATGACAGCAATTCTTGTTTCTATTTTAGTAAATAACATTAACGCTGTCTCCATACGATCAAGGTCTTTTTCCATGGCCGTAACTCTTTGACTTGTCATACCCCAGGTAACACCCATAGCAAATAATATGCCAACAAGCCATACACTATCTTTGAAAGTAAAACTCATATTCTCATTATTCCTTCATCAAAATCATCTACTATACCAAGTTGTATAGCTGCATTCTTTGGAGTCATTCCTCCACCTTTGTAAGATAAAGTTCCAAGAGGAGTGCTTAGTGCATCTTGTAATACTGGATTTTGCATTGCCATGTTAGGCATCATAGGAGCTAGTCCACCTCCATCTTGTTTACCCATGTTTTGTGTCAATGCAGGATTGTTGGTAGCGTTCATAGCATTTACAAATTGTGGATTTTGTACAGGAAACTGCATGGTTGAAGGTATCATTGCTATTTGTTCAGGAGTCATTTGACCTCCAAATATTTTTTGAAAATCAATTGAATTTTGAGGTTGGTTTGTGTTTTCATAACCAGGTATTAAATTTTGTTGAAACAATCCCATTGGATCGCCGAGAGCATAATTTTTTCTAAATGTATCACCTGTAGCCGAACCAGTGTTAGCCATGACTCCGGTGTTATCTTGCTCACCTTCAAACATTCCTGCCATGTTTTCAATTGCATTAACGCCTGCTTCTTTTACATTATCAAATATACTTGATAGTATGTTTCCTAAAATTCCTCCACCTTTTATAAAATTTTGTATTGCATCGGAAGGTCCAGGAAATTGTTTATCAAAGGCACTAGGATTTGCTTTTTTTAAATCTTGTAAAAAAGAAGAATACTCCGGACCACTCATTCCAGATTCTTGTCTAAAAGAAATAACCTTATCTCTATCTATTCCACCACTACCAGGGCTAGGTGAATATGAATTAGCATTACCAGCTAAAGCTAATATTGCCGCTTTCTTTTCTGCTAAATCTTTTTCTTTACTTGCTTGACTTTGAACAAATATTGGTTGATCCGTATTAGGATTAGCTCCTACTTGAATTTGATCCGGAACATTTGAACTAGAGGATTGATTTTGTGATGCTAAGTAAGATTCTCTAGTATTACCTTCTTTGTCTCTTATGTTGCCCGCTATGTTACTAAAATCTATAGCCATTACACGTTTCTCCTAGCTATCGCTTGTAATAAAGGATCATTACCTGCCAAAGCCAATCTTGAATTCTGGTTTATTTTATTAGTTCTATTATTCATAGGTTTCATACCAGCGGTAAACATTGGATTATTAGTGCTCACACCTCTGTTTACAATATTATTAGGGTTATTTACAACATTATTTCTAGCAGATAGATTATTTTGATTTACCACATTAGGAGTGTCTATTACTGGAGTATTAATTTTTTTAATATTTTCAGATTGATCTGGAATTGAAGTTACTCCTGGCTGAACTCCAGGCATAATCATACCTCTTTCCAACTTTTGTTCTGAGTCTTGACCTAATATATCACTTAAATCTTTGTCTAAATTTTCTTCTGTCATAGCTTTCATTTCATTAAATGCTTCTTCCCCCATGTTTAAATACTGCATTTTTTTCTGCACATTGCTAAATCTATTATCTAACTCATCAGGTATATCAGTATCAGATCTAAATAATTCTCTGATAGCTCTTTGAGAAGATACTGTAGCAGCTTCTAATGCTTTTTGATATGCCCCTGTTCCTGCAACAGCATTTGCTTTACCCCATCTTTTAAAAGCTTCTTGAAAAGATTCTACTAACATAGGTCTAGCAAGTATGTGACCAGAATAATACATTGCTCCAACACCTAATAGTGTAGACATTGGACTTGCCATAGCTGCACTATAACCACCACCTATTGCTGCAGCTGGTGTAATAACACGAAGTAAAGATTCAACACCACCAAGTGCTGCTCTTCTTGTTAAGAATGTGCTAATGTTCATGTTCTTTCCGTTAAAGAAAGTTTGCGCAGCATCTGCAAAGTTAAGTAATTCTTGAGCGTTAGGTAATTTTGTTTCTTTTGATCCTAACTGTAATCCTTTTATTAATGTATCTAATCTTCTTTTTAAGGGTAATCCAACTTCGTTTAGTCCAAGAGCATTTTTAAATGCATTTGAATCAAATGATAAATCATCAAAAGATTTAAAGAAGTCTTCATTTATATCTGTAAGACCTGGTTTGGTTGTAGATTTAGTAAATGAATTTTGAAAAGCATCTAATACTTTTGCCTTCATTACTTTACCAAACATCTGATCACCAAGTATGTTGTGTAATCTTTCCATAGCAATTGGATCTCTAAAATCTTTTAAAACACCATCTAATAATTCTGAGCTATATTTACTGCCAGGTTGTTTCAACATATTGATGTAAGCAAATTTAGAATCCTTACCAAGTTCTTTTATCGTAGGATCTCCAAAGAGTATCATCATGTTTTTAAATGATTTGTCCGCTTCTCCTAAAAGTTTATCTGCATTTTTGTAAAGATTAGGATTACCTTTTATAAGACCAGCCATATCTTCTTCTAATCCTCTAAGAACATTTCTACCTATATCTTTCATTTCAGGAGTTAATGTAGGATTGTTTAATATCTCTTGTGTAAACATAGTTCTTTGTTGTTTCCATTGAGATGCAGTAAAAGGAGCTCCTGCACCAAAGACAGTCATGTTTTCTTTACCAGCAAGATTTGCTAATTTTTGATAAAAACTATTTCTCATTAATTCTTGTGGAGGTATACCTAGTTGTTCCATAAATTTTAAACCCTCCACAGCTTTAGCTCTTGTAGTGTGCCAAGCTATTGCAGGATTATCACCTATAGCTGCATAAAAATCATCATACTTTTTACTTACATTATCCACTATTTTTTTTGTAACTGTGTCACGTACCTTAGACATATCATGTCCTAATTCTGCCAAAGAAAAACTAGGTCCGTCTAAAAATATTTTATTCTTTGCTGTTTGTAATAAAGCTTCTTTTTGAGCTCCTGCTGCTTTTACAAATGGTCTTCTGAAAAATGGTAGTCTACCTATTACAGTTGGCGCTGCTCTAATAATATCATATCTAGATATATCTACTATGCTTGGTGATATACCAGTTGTTTCTTTTATGGCTTTTGCCATAGCTCTTTCATTTTTTCCTACACCAAGAGCAATATTACTTAGACCCATGCCAAGAGCTTTGAATACAGGACGAGCTGCAAAAAATCCTCCTTGGAACATTGCATCTACTTTTGCTTCATGCTTTAAATATTCAACTAATTTTTCTTTTGTTGGTCTGTTTATTCCTTGTACATTTCCTACAAATTCACCGATCTCATTGTAAGTAGGTGTATAAAGCATTCCTTTTTTATTTAAATTTGTAAGTGTTTGTTCATATCCAAGAAGAGCTCCTACATAACCAAGAGTACCTCCAACCATACTACCAGCTATCATACCCCATGGACCACCAATAGCTCCTACTCTAGCGCCCACCATGGCACCTGTTCTTCCTCCTACAATATTACCAGTAGTACCACCAATAATAGAACTGATAAGTTTCCATGCAGGAAAAGGATTTGGTTGATCAGTATTATATAATTCATAACCTTTTATTGCTTTTGCTTTTACTTTTTCAGGAGATAGTTCATCATTTGTATATCCTGCTTGTGCAACAACTTGATTTATTGTTTCTAAAATTTCTTTATCAGGCTTGTTCATCATCATGCCTTTAACACTAACTTGTTTAATTAATTCTCTTACTTGATCTGGTTTCATTTTATGTTTTGTAGAATCAAAAATATCTTCTTCTTCTGTTGATCCACTAAACTTTTCTGCTGCTTGTGTTCCAACATCTATACCAAATATTTTTCTAGGTATCTTTACGCCTAATACTTCTAGTTGTGGTAATTGTTCTCCTGCCTGTTTTACTTCTAAACCATCTTGAGCCTTAGGAGCGTTACCTGTTTTTTTATTTTTTACTGATTGTGGATCATCTGTTTGATGTAAGAAATCTAAAGGATTAATACCAGATTCTCTAAGTTGAGATCCAAGCTGTCTAGCTTTTGCTAATTCTTCGTATGTAATTAAAATCATCTTAACTCCTCAGGCATTTCTATACCAAAACCACTTAATACATCTTCAAGACTTTCAAACTCCATATACTCTCCTACTTCTTGAGATGTTTGTACATCATTTAAATTCATTTGATCTCCTAACACATCGTTAGACATGTTTCCTACTTGAACGTTTGATAACCCTCCTGATACATTAAAGTTATCGTCAATTGTTATCAATCTTTTATTGTATTCCTCTCCTTGAGCTGCTGGATCATATATAATTTGTAATTGTTGTTCATACTTTCTTGTATAATTTTGAATGTTTTCACCAAGTATAGATAAAGCTTCTCTTTCAGATTTGTTTAAAACGTTCATTATATCTCTTGCTTCGTTGATAACGTCTTTAAGAAGTCTGTTTGTACCTTGTAAGTAACGAGCTCTTGTAAATGCAGATTTCTGCATCAAAGCTACAACAATATTAAGGTCATCTCTTTGACCTAATTCTTTAGACATTTGATCTAAAACTTGTATTTGTTGATTATTATAATTCCATTCTTCATCACTTATTGATTGTGAACTTAATGCAGCATCATTGTATTGATACATTGAATTTACATCTTGAGTTATACTAGCCTTAATAGCTGAAGGTTCTAAATTAATACCAGCAGCATCCATTGCTGCATAAAATTGTTTGTATTCATCTTCACCTGCTAATTTATTTAACATTGGAAGACCTGAATCAACTCCAAAGAATTTAGCTATAGTATTTAATTTACCAGCAGTAACTTGTGTCCATCTAGCAAGACCTGCACCAGGACCAGCTAATGGTGTATTACCTTCTTGCATACCAAGAGTAATCATTTGATAAAGCTGTACGTCGTTACGAATACCATCTTCCAACATACCGCCAAATTCAAAAGCAGATCGTATAGCTGTTTTATCACCAGCTCCGTATCCACCAAATGTAGGACTAACTGTTTCTGCCGAACCAGTTGTTTTTGATATTACAAACATAGGAAGTCCCTGTAAGTGACCAGGGGTATTGTCTAATTGTTCTTGAGTATGTACCTCAGATTCTACAGAAGCTTGATCAGGGTAACGCATAGTTTTATAATAATCTAACTCCGCAGCTGTAGTCGCTTGACCAATTAAAGTTGTACCACCTTTAAGAATGCCTCCACCTTTTTTATCATAATCTGCAGCAAAAACATTGTATAGGTCTTCAAACTCATATCGTTTAGCCTGTCTGTCTGCTCTATCTTCATAAATTTCATATGCTTGTAAAGCTAAAGCTCTGTCTGCTTCTTTTTTCTTTAAATCATATGCTATTAAAGTATCTGTTATGGGAGCAAGTGATTGACCTAATTCGTCAAGAAACTTTGGTAGTGCTCCTCTTTTATTACTTCTTGCTCTAAGAAGGTTTGCTCCAAACTTTAATAATAATAAATTAGTTGGTAGTTCTTCTTCTGGTATAACACCTTTTAATTCTTCTTTTATTTTAGCAATTGCATTGTTTGTGTTTTCTTCAGTTACTTCTGTGCTAGATGCATTTTTTTCTAATTCTATTTCACCTTTACCTTTATCAAACTCATCTTTAGCTATGACTGCAGCACCTGTAGCGTTCTGACCTACCAAAGATCCATCTGCAACTACATTTACTTGATCTGGTTGTCCTTCTACTGAAGCAAATTGTGAGTTTGCAGTAATTTGTTCAGAAGCTGAAGCTGCATTGTTAAAAGCATCTATATAAAATGATCCTTCATTATTTATTGATTCAGCTGTAGAAGCATTAATAATTTTAGTTTCTTCTGTTTCAAATTCCGCAGAACCTTGATCAACTTCTACGTCATTAGCAGAGGATACATTGTTTGGAGCTATTGATTGTTTACTCAATAAAGCTTTTTCAATTTGTTGTAGTGCAATTTGATAACCTGTTCCAAAAGCATCTGAACTTGCTGATTTTTGTTTTGCTTCTATATCTATTTTTAATTGATTTAATTGATTAAGATCCATTGCTTGAATTTGATCAAAGCTAGGAACGTCAACGCCAGACATGTTTATAATATTATTATATTGAAAAGATTCACCTGATTGTTGCAAACTATCTACAATAGGACTTATAAAATTTTTTATGTTTTCAAGACCCTCTTCAGGAGTTAGTTTTTTTGTATAATCGTAATCAATACCTTTAAAATCTTTTTCTTCTTGACTCAGTTGACCTGAGCCTGGTGTTTGAAAAAACGTAGCCATTATGGAAACATCTTACCTAAAGTACCGATACCTCCAAGAGCTGTAGCTGCTGTTCCTAACATTTGTGAAAAAGGACTACCAGCTTGTCCATAGTTTTGAGTATATTGATAACCCATTGTTGCAGGAGCGCCTGATAGAATATCAGACATAAATCCATATAGTTGCATAGGTCTATTAATATTTTGTAGTTGATTTGCTCTTTGCATATCAAGAACACCTTGACCCATTTTTTGTTGCATACCTCCTATACCCATCATTTGACCAATACCTTGATTAGCAAGACCACTTTGTAATTGAGCTTGTTGACCAAAGCCTTGACCCAATGCTTGACCCAATGCGCCAATACCTTGAGCTCCCATGAGTTGAGCCTTTTGTTGGTTTTGAAAAGTGTTCATTGCTTGACCCATAGCAGTATTAAAGTTTTGCGCTGTTAGTTGTCCTACGGTATCCATAACACCTTGATCAATCATGCTTGATTGTATTTGACCTCTTGATCCTCCATAAGCACCTTTTGAAACTTGTTGAGCTGCTGCTTGGTTTTGTGCCATCTGTCCTTGTTTTTGTATCTCTGCATTTAATTGATCCTGAAAAGGATTCATAAATTGTTGATATGATTGAGGATCAAATTGAGCTGAAGTAGCTTGACCGTATAAATCACCCGCTTGTTTACCGTATTGAGCTAAAGCTCCTAGTCCTTGATCTAATGCTGATTGATAACCTGGTCCTGTTCCTGTTGCTGTAAATCCTGTTGTTGGATCGTATTGAAAACCTTGTTGAGCAAAAGCCATATTCATAGCTTGTTGCTGTGCTGGACTAAATCCAGCTAATTGAAATTGTGGTAAAGTAGGAGCACTGCCTACGTAATCACTTACATTTTTAATTAAATTTGTGTACCCCTGTTGTATATACTCAGGAGGTAAATTTTGTATTACTTGTGACTCAGCCATATCTTACCGTTCCGTTTTCTGCTCCTTGAAAATCATAACCCATATCTTTTGCCATAGGTTTAGTTTCTCTTCTTAACTTGTTTAACATGTCATGTCCTAACTCTGTATCACCTCCACCCATAGCAAACAAGGTGTATTCAGGTATTATGTGTTCGTTTGGACTAACTCTTATAGGACTAGACTCTCCTGTGTTTTGATCTACGATTGCGCCATCTAAATTATCTAAACGACCTGTACCAGGGCCCATGATTTTTCCTTCAGTGTCCCCTCCCATTGCAAATCCTAAACCACTTTTCATACCAGTTGATTTACCGGCTTGAGACATCAACATTTGCATTGCTTGTTTAAATTGATCTTCTGTTAGATCTCCGTTGTCCCGAAGCATAGTTAGTTCTTGTACAAATTTTTCTACTTCTTCCATGCTAATAGTTTGTGGTTTCATTTCTTGACCCATCATTTGATTACTACTCATTCTGCCAAAATTCATACCACTATCTACTGCTCCTGGTCTTTCTGTTGGATCACCTTCTCTAAATGCCATGATACCACCATTAGCATATGAGGGTACAAGTCCACCATTCTTCATTGCGCCGATGCTTTGTAAGTATCCGTAAATACTAGAAGAAGGTATAGGTGAATACTTGCTATACATGTCTTCAAATTTTTTATTTATATTTTTAAGTGGATCTTTATCTGGATCGTACTTGTATTCTTTTGGAATTGCATCTTCTGGAATTGGTTCTTCGTCAAATAAACCACCTGCATAAGCAAGACCAGTTCCTGCTGCTATCATTGGTAAAAAGTCCATGATGCCTTTATCTTTGAAAGCTGTGCCTGTATCATACACTACCCCACCTGGACCTACTAAATTTGTTCCTGCTTGAGCCAAAGCTCCTGGTTGTATAAATTTATCAGCACCAAATTTAAATAGTGGGTTATCTGCTCCAAATGCTTTGCCACCAAAGTAACCACCAATACCACCTGTTATAGCTCCTTTAGAACCTCCTCCGAGTCCACCAATCAAAGCTCCCAGTCCTGCTGCAGCCATTGGGTTTAATCCAAAAGCACCAGCTACAAGACCCGCAAATGGGGCTACCTTTTTTGCTACTTTTTTTACGCCTTTAAATAACTTTTTTAGCATGTTCTCCTGTTGCAATCATGACTTGTTTTGGCAAGGAGGCGAGGACTTGATAATTTAGCCAATTTAATTGTACAATTATATGCAAATTTCTAGTATTGTGCAAATAGAATTTATGGAATTTGACATAACAAAGTGCCCAATGGTGAAGGTTACTTGGTTGGATGCAAGAGACATGGAAACCGGTTGGCTACCCATTAAGGATATAATGAATGCTCCTCTGGCAGTATGCCAAGAAGTAGGTTGGATGGTTAGTAATACTAAAGAAAAAGTAGTTATAATGCGTTCTTGGTGTG